TCTTTAGCGCTCACCCCAACAACAGTGAGCCGAAGGAAGCATTCAAGAAGGGCTGATTATATGTAACCCTTTAAGACAAAAAACCCCTCTAAAGTGAAGCACGCTAATTTTTCATCCGTTTTGTACGAACAATTTTTGGGTATCTATTTGAATTAAAGCAAAGAAAAGTTATAAAGAAAAAGGATTGTAAAAAATGTTTTTATTTGTAATCTATTTACTTCGGATTAATTACAAGCAACCTCCTTATGGAGAAGATTGAAAAAGAAAATAAAATAAGTTTATCTGTTTGAATTATTGAGAACTTATTTATCAAAGAGGATTTATAAGTCGGATTCTCTAGTCTAAAAATGGCGTTGAAAAGAGAAAAGCCCCGCGAGACATTTCTCACGAGGCTGGAATCTTGGCGGAGTGGACGGGACTCGAACCCGCGACCCCCGGCGTGACAGGCCGGTATTCTAACCAACTGAACTACCACTCCTTGGTGGATGCTGAGAGTCTCGAACTCCCGACTATTCATCGGAGCTCTCAAGCAACGTGGGTAGATTATACACATAAATTCTATCCGTGCAATGAGTATCGAAAAACGTGGCAACAAGTATCGAGTAACCCTCACTATACAAGGCAAGTTCCACAGGGGGACATTCGATACACTCAAGGAAGCGAAAGCCTTTAGTCTCAATCCTTCAGGCTATTTTGAAGATGATGGAAACATCAGCTTTAAGCAACTGCTTGATCTGTACGCAGATCAGGTAGCGAAGTATCACAAGGGAGCGAAGCAGGACATTCTCCGAGTGAAAAAGATACAAAGAGATGTTCGTATCTCCTCCGTCAAAATCTCTCAACTGAAAGTTAAAGACTTCGACGACTACTTCTGTAGGCGCCTTAAGGTAAAGACAAATAGGAATACAACTGTGTGCGAATGTACTCTAAAAAAGGAACGGGCAATAATGCATTCGGCTTTGCAGTTTGCGATTCGCAAAGGTTACATTGAATCCAATCCCATGACTGGCGTTATGAAATTAAGAAGCCTCCCGCCTAGGGAAAGGATTGCCTCCGATCAAGAGATCGCCATGCTCTGTCAAGAAGCAGGTTGGTATGCAAGAGATATGCCTAAGTCTGTTACGCAAAGAGTCGTAGCAGCATTTGTCTTTTCAACATTAACAGGAATGAGGCTGGGAGAAATCTGTGAGCTTGAAAGATCATGGATTGGCCGCAAGTCAATCTCACTTCCAGCCGAAGCCACTAAGACAAATCGCAGAAGAGATGTCGCATTATCATCTGAAGCACGGAAGTTGTTGAGCTTACTTCTTCCGTTAGGCTACCCAAAGGTGTTCGGATTACATAGAGGTTCAGTCACTACTATATTTAGAAGACTTAGAGATAAGCTGGGATTCACAATAAAGAAAGACAGCCACGGCAACGTAATACAAGAAGCCCTTCGGTTCCATGACGGAAGGGCAACGTTCTGTACTCATGCCGCTCAGAAGCTACCGCCTTTGGCGTTAGCTCGTCAGCTAGGACACACAGATATAAAGATGACTATGCGGTACTACAGAGAATCAGCAGACCGCATAGCAGACTTGTTAGATTAGTTCTCCTCTAAGGGAACCAAGTAGTCTTTCAATTCACGTCCGAGAGATCGGAATCCACCGACGACAGGGATGCGGCTTTCAAGAACACTGAAGGCCCTTCTCTCATCCTTGTTGCTCGGACGTTCACTCTTAATACCGAGACCTTCCGCCGTCATGTTGTAGCCAGTCTTAGCAACATGGTAAGCATCCATGACCGTACCGAATGACGGGCCGAAGAGCTGCTTCGCAACGTTGAGTTCACCGTAAGCTCCGTCCTGTGTGGATTCAGTAAGGTTGAATGCAAAGTCACCAATGACACCCAAGGCACCAAGACCCATCAGACCTGAGGCATACCAGCCGATAATAGAATCAACCTGTGTACCTTCGAGGTTATCCGCCCAAGATTCCCAACCAAGCTGACGGCAGATTTCAGAAGCGAGTCTCTGCTTGACACTATGCATATCTGCAAAGGACTGATCGTCATCTTCGTAGTCAATGTTGCGACCTGAGATCACATCACGTAATGCCTGACCACCGGCGCCCATTCCGACACCAAGTGTCGCAAGGAGAACTAACGGTTTGATGTTGGCACCGTTCTTGAGACGAGCGGAATCTAAAGCCCACTTAGTCAGACGACCTAGCATTAACGGGTAAGACTTGAACTGGAACACCAGTCTTCCGAATCCTGACTGTGCCCAAGCTGGAGTGTCTGCACGGTTGGGAGCAAAGGCGGATTGGTTGACGAACTTAACCACCGCTCTTGCAACCTTCTCGTTCATACTTTCTAAGCTCGGGTCAGCCTTACACGCTTCAATCATATCTGCGTAGGAGGTTAAAGCTCTGCCGTTAATAAACTCAGGGTCGTTCAAACCAAGCGTTCTCAGCCAGTACATAGCCTTACGATAGGTAAGACTATTCTGATTGCCGGAAGCAATTGCCTCACGAGCCTGTCTTTGGAAGCACTTCACAGCTTCAAACCCAACATTAGCCGCCATCTGACGAGAGAACGAAGTCCACTGGGTCAGACCTGTTACCTTGAAGAAAGCGTTGTTCATTCCCTGAATACGACCGTTGTTGTTATTAAGGAAGTTATTCATTCGGTCAGTTTCAAACTGAACTCCGAGAGAACGAATAGCATCACGCTCTGCCTGATCTCCACCTGCCATCTGTTTGAGTGTAGCTTTGATACCTGTCAAGAAAGGTTTGAACTCGCCTGAACGAACAGCGATTAACCCAACGTCGGACAAGGATGCAACGGTAGCCATTGAAAGCATGGTCATGTTGTTCAGCGATGTCATCCAGCCGATAGCAGCCATATCATCCTTAGGGGCACCTCTCATACCTGTAAGAAGATCAGACGCCTGTACTAAATACTTAGCGTGTTTCTGAGGAATCTTAGCGTCAGGGCCGACAGATAGACCGAAGTCCTTAATGCCGTTGACAAGGCAGTTCATTTCTCTTTGGAAGTGAACTAAACCTGCTCCGCCGTTATGTGCGTACAAATTAACAAGCGTGTTCACAATGTTGTCAACTGCAACTCCGTCATTCAAAGCTCTTTCAATAGTCTCTGCAATCTTCTTAGCTTCCTCAGGATTGGTTGTCAAAGGCCCGAAGAGGTTGACTTCTAGTGCGGAATTTAATCTTGCGTTATCTCCGCTTTGGAAGATTCGTTTCTGTGCTTCCTGACTGTGCATCAAAACATTAGCCGCTCCGTCAAGACCACCAGCTTGTACTGAGAAGTAAGCCGCTCTTCCGTGTCCTTCAACACCCCAACGTTTGGTTCGTTCAATCAACGTACCAGCATGGTCAATGTAATCTCGAGCCAATGCTTCAAGGTTGTTGTCGAACATATCGGTCAAGCCGAACTCTTTCCACTGCTCAGGTTTAATGTTTAACACACGAGCATACAAACCTTCTCCGCTCTTACGTGCAAACTTTGGGTCGGTTCCTGAGAATCCTGAGAACTCGAAGTCGTTGGCAATGTGGGAGTACAGACTTTCCGCAACATTAACTGCGTCACGCTGAGACTTTCCTTCGCTCACAAAGAACTTAGTCATTCCTTCCATGAACTTATCATGGTTGTTCGTGACCCAATCCTTATTGAATCTCTGAGGCAGGTAGTGAAGGATGCCGTTCATACCACGGTAGTCGTTGACCTGAATGCCGAGATCAACCATCTCTTTACGAATGGCTTCAAACTGTCTAGTCAATTCATTGACTGCGTTTCTTTGAACTTCGTTGAGGTTATCCCACTTCTTCTGCCAGTTATCGTTTGTAGCTGTACGCATGAAGTCGATTACACCACGTTCATTTTCCGTAACGATACCAAGGTGGTTGTTCGTCAGAAGGCTTCGCTTCATATCTTCAAAGTCGTTGCCGATCTGATTACGAAGAGCTGATCTTCCTTTAACTTCACTACCTCTGAGTTCACGAAGTGTCGTCTGAAGTTTGTCGTAGTGCTGACCAATAAAGCGGGACTTATCTTCGTAGAAGAAGCGTCCTGTTTCAGCCAGGAAGTTTGCGCCTAAGTCCTTACAACGTTTGGTGTTAGAGGAAAGCAACATAGACAAGCCGTTATCCATTGAGGTCAACGCTTTCTTGAATCCTGAATCGCTCCACCAATTGCGGATACGTGTAGGAATCAGACCCGCCGTAACTTCAGCTTGGGCAGGAGTACATCCCTTACCCAAAGCGGCAATCTGAACAGCAGCAGAAGATGCGTTCTGTGCATAGCCGTTGTCAATAGCGTCGTTCATTGCTCCCGTGATTGGGGTGTATGCCTTGACCGTTGTAGGTTCAGGCGCAAGGTTGCTGTAAACAGTTTGCACCACGTCACCAACAGGAACTTTCTTACCATCAATGGTAAAGAATGCACCTTCCGTTCCCTTCTCAAAGTCAATATCAGCAAAGGCTTTTTTGAGATCGTCCGTCTTTAAGAACTCTCTCATACCGTCAAGGACGTTCTCAGGAAGATTGAGAAGTCTTGCTTTGTAAGAATCACGACTGATTCTCGGAGTTGCGCCTTGATCAAAGATGTATTTAATACCATCCTCGATAACATCCATTGGCATCTTCTCGTTCAACGACAGATAGAGATTGGCGGTCACATCCTTAATCGCATCAACTTCCCCTCCTTTAACTAAGTCTTGCCCAAGAGAATCAAGCTGACTTGTTGCACGAGAATAGAAGTCACGGTCTGCATAATCTCCGTCAGGTCTTTCAAGGAAACTAGCGGATACATCTACTCGTTTATCAAGATCAACATAGAGACGGTTTTCAATACCCAAGATGTTTGAGATGTCCTGGACAGTAATGTCGTCGCTACCGACAAACTCACTGTAGCGGTACAGCATCTTTCTCACGGCATCACGAACCTCAGGACTTGACATCTCAAGTACAGAATCAAGTACAGCCTTGATCTTCGGAGACGCAAGGTTAGGAACACCATTGGTTTCACCTAACAGAGCTTTGGCTTCAACACCTTCCTTGACGACGTTGACCTCAGGAGTCTTCGGGCCTGTAGGTTTGGCAGGAGGAGAGAACTTCTCAGCCTTGGGAGCAACACTCGGACGGTGACGTTCGTTAGGGACTAACGCATACTTATTGGTCTTCATCGTGGTTACGACAGAATCTTCAGCATCAGCAATGATGTCGTAAAGTCTGCCCAACATCTTCTGAACCTGAGTACTGTTTCCGCCTATTGGAGCCGCTTCAACACCACCAGCCTTTTCACCTTTAGCAAGAGCTTCCAGCTCGTCTTTCTTATGGCTGAAGAAGTCAAAGAAACCTTCCATCACATCACGAGGAATAATTCCGTCATTAAACACTTGACCAAGTTCATCGTCGGATTTAACTTCAGGGTGCCCGTTTTCTGTCAGCCATTTATTCGCTTCGGCTAACGTATCTCGTGTTGCCTGTTCCTCAATATCCATCACCTCTTCTTGCGTTAGAGATTTAGTGTCGGCATCAAGAGGTGAAGAGTTCGAGTCACGGTAGTTTGCGTCGTCTCCTGTGTCGTCGAAGAGTTCTTTTTCGCTATAGAGATCACCCTTCTCCGCTTTATCCAACATGTTGTCAACGGTAGCAGTCTTAGCTAACTCTTCGGCTTCTTGGTCAGAATAACCAAGATACCTGTAACGTTCCTCATAAACTTTCAGGATTGAACCATAGTCTTTACTGTCTTTCTTTCCTTTAATAAAGAGGTTGTTGACTCTGAGCTGGGATTCAATCAGTCTGTTACCTTCGGTGTCCTTGAGCTGATCTGCATAGCCAATGATCTTCCCTCGGATTTCAGTCGTGTACTTAGAACCAATCTCTCGATTAGACCCATGAAGGATACCTTTGAGATACCTTGCGACATTCTTCATTGTCTCTGCCCGATCAAGCAGAGGCATAGACGGGTCGAACATGGCTTTGAATGCATCAGCTCTAACCTTCTCAAGGTTGTTCATAATGTTCAAACCATGAACACCTTTGTTTGTCTTTGGGTCAAGCGTAGAGACTGCGATACGTTCATTATTGGTTAAGTCGAACAGAACACCAGCTTCATAACGATTGGAGTTGTACTCACTTGGGAGAATCTTTTCAAAGAGTTCAATGTTCTCAGGCGAGATGTCGTTTCTCATACCTTGAATCCAAGACATCAAATCTTTGAACTTAGATACCAACATATCCCAGAAGGAATCGTTTGCTTGAGCAGCCTGTTTGGTTAAACGGTCTCCGTAATAACCTGTTCCTTCGTATGCGAAAAGCTCAGCTACATCTAAAGAACCGTCGGCCTTGAACACTGCTTCTTTACTTCCGCCGATCTTCACAGCCAACTTGGTATTAACGGTGCCGTCTTCGTTGAAATACTTCTTGCCGCAAGTTTCAAGGAACTGAATCTTTTCGTCAGGCGTAAGCAGATTGGTAAAGCCCCAGTGCAGAAGCTCATGAGACACAGCAGGAGACCATTGAACACCATCGGTTCCGTTAGGTACAAGAATCTTATCTGCTCTCTTACCGTTCTTGTTGATCTTTCCGTTCTGCTCGTAACCAAATCCTGAGGCCGTTTCGTCTGTACCTTTGAAGATGTAGGGTGAGGAGTTGGGTGCTAAGTCTTTATCCAACTGCTGCAATGCTCTCAAGGCAGAAATCTTCTCGGACGGATTGAGTCCTTTCATTCTTACCATGAGACCACGAGCAGAGTTGATGCGGCTTGAATTGTCTCTGCGATAACCGTAAGGGAGCTTCTCGTTAATTAGTCTTGCCATTGAAGAGAGTTTTGCAACTTCCTTCTCAAAGGCATCACGAGTCATACCCGGTGCAATCGAGAGCTGTTGTGCTCGTTGTTCAAACGAATTGATAAAGTCGAGACCGTTGATCTCTTCTCCGTTTTCTCCGGTAAAGAAGACAGACTTCAGCTCCTTCTCCTCTAACGGATAATCCATAGCTTTCAAGTGAATCAATGGGTCATCGTTGCCGATTGAATCTTTAATCTCAGTAACTCGTCCGTCGAGTTTTGTTTGAGCTTTTTTCTCTGCGATAAACGCAGGGTCGGTCTTTCCTCTTTTGTTGTTCGTTAGGTAGAAAGCATTCTGAGCACACCAATCAGCATCAGCTCCTTTACGCTTTCCGCCACGAAGAGGACAACCCATGATCGTTACATTGCCGAGGTCGATCTGTTTCTGATAATTACCCAAGGCTGTTCTCATGGAAGCATTAGGGTTAGCCTTGTTTATATAGATATGTTTCCAAGCCACAGAGCCGTCAGCTCGTTTTACACGGGCAGTAATGAACTGATCGTCTGTTACTAAAGCATAGTAGTCAGTGATCGAACGGTTTAAATCCTCGGACGTAAACGTGGAAGCAGAGTCGGCGATAGACTTCTCTGTCTCAGCAGACTTCACCGCTTCTCTCTCGACAATCTCATCAACAGCATCAGCCCTTACTTCCTCAATAATTTCATCGGCGGTCACAGGAGCTTTAGCTTCTGTCTCCTTTGCAACCTTCGGCTTTGCTTCTTGTGCTTGTTCTTTTTCTGCCTTACGTAAAATCTTTTGGAAGTTTTTGCGTCCCATCAGCTTCTCAAGGTTCTCTGAGGAAGTGAGTGTGTTACCTGCCTGATTGGTGACAACAATTCTTCCTGATTCATCTTTAATAAAAGTACCGTACTCTTTACCAAAGATAAGAAGTTTGCCAGTCTTTTCGTCAAGGACAACATCTTTAGCTTCGACAGAAGGTGTGCTCTTGCTAAAGTCAACGGCGTCCTTAGCACCTTTGGTTTTCTTCTCGATCACAACATCATGCTGTTCCTTCAGCATTCGGTTCATACCTTCGATGATTCGAGAAAGAATCTGCTTGTCCGCTCCAGTAAGTTTCTCTTTATCAGCGTAAGCAGTGATGACTGCTTTCAGCTTTTCACGTTCCCTAGCGTGTTCAAACTCGTCACGTGCAACTTCTTTCAGGATTGCTTTATCGGAATCTGTGAACTTGGTATTCCAAAACTTTCTACCGATCTCTTCAAACGCCTGTTCGTCAAGGTCTTCCGTTCCGTCAATCATGTTCTTAACGAGACGGTCAAGGATTTGTTTCTCACGCATATTCATAATGCGGTCAAACATTCCTTCCAAGATCAAGCCTTCAGCTTCTTTCTCTGTTAATCCTTTTGCACCTAAGGATTTAAATCCTTCCGGATTTAATTTCTGAGCAATAGCTGCAATCTCCTTACCAGCCTTTCTTCCGGAAGCTGTAGCGAGAGCATTAGCTTTAACCTGATCAAAGTTTTTACGAAGGTTGTAACGAGACGAGCTTGTGTTCAGGTTGACGTTCTTATATCGAGTTTCGTAAACAGCTTTACCCTTCTCGTCAACTACGCCCTTCTTTTTCTCGACCTTAACCAAGTTGCCTTTTTCATCATAGACAGGCTTACCGCCTTCTTCTTTCTGATGCGGAGCAAGGTTGGCAGGTTCCTGATACTTATTAAAGAAGTCGTCCAACTTCGACTGAATGTAATCTTCTGACTGTACATAGCGATAGCGTTCTTCAGCGGAACCAATGGCAGACATTGCATCCTGCATAGTGTCAAACTTCTGACCCTTTAATGCTTCAACACTGTCGAATGCTTTCTGAATATCGGCGGCAACTGAGTTCTTGACACCTTCATACTCAGCTCGATTAGCTAAGTAGCCCTGAACCCTGGACTGAATCAGACGAACCTTAATGGAGTTCTGAGCTTCTTCAGATAGCTTCTTGAATTGAGCGTTATGTTCACAGCTCTTTGCTACCCGCTTGGCTAATGTCTCCGCCTTGGCTTTAACCTTCTCATCTACGTTTTCAGGAAGCCATTTAGCCGCTTCAAGCACAGGGTCAATACGGCCTTTTCTTGCGCCTTTAAGAGGCACTAAGCCCTTGTTGATAGCAGAAGTTAAGACGGAATCAAAACCCTCACCATCGACTTCGTTGAGCGCTCTAGTGTGTATATCTGCAACGACGTTATCCAGTCGTTTAGCAAGGCGTACTGCATCCTTATCATCACCGAACAACGGTAGGAACTTCTTGAAGAGAACAAGGTTCTCACTGCCTACAACATCGTTGATAGACGAAAGGATTGAGTAGTCTGCAAGTCTCTGAGCATTCTCTTTGATCACCGTTCTAGCAGTAGCCATATCGGTGACGCCTTCGATCAACGGCTGAAGTCTTTCAGGAACGGTGCCTTTGAAATCTTCTAAGGACATTCCATTCTGAATCAAGCCAGTGACTTCCGCTTCCTTAGAAGCGAATACTTCACGGGTCTTGGATACGCTTTGACTCAGACGCTGGACTACTTCGTCTTTATCCGCCTTAGTCATATCTGCTTCAGCTTGAAGCTCGTCACGTTTCTTTTTGGCTTCACGAGAGATTTGCTCGTGAGTCTTTTTCGGAGGTGTGATCTCAGCAGATACAGGTGCCTCCTCAGACGTAGCAGCACTTTGTTCTTGGGCGTTCTTTAATCTCTCAAGAATCTGTTCACTAGTCGCTTTAAGATCGCCAATCTTGGCTTCAATCTCTGTAACCTTTGCGGCATAGCTTTGTTTAGCGGCCTTCAACGCAGGAGCTAACTGATCGGCTGGAATACCAGAACCTTGGGATAGGTTCGCTACTAACTGTTGGAACTGTCCTTCGTCTTCAGGGATAGAACGCAAAGCATCCATGAACTCTTTAGGCACCTGAGACGGAGTACCGTCAGGTTTAACAGAAGACTGGGTAAGCTGTGTCAGAACAGATGCCTGTTCCTTCGGCATACCAGCAATCACATCCTCAATTGTCGGTGCAATGCTTCCGATTTCATCAGGCGTCATGGAAGCTAAGGCTGATTCCTCAGGATTGGTTTGAGCTTCTTGCTTTAGTTCGTCAATGATCTTAGAAGCGGATTTGCCGGACTGATTATCTTTGATAGCTTTGTCTGCCTTTTTACGGGACGCTTTGGTGTCAGGCTGAAGAGCGCCCTTTGTATCCTTAGCTTGTACAACAGGAGTCTGAGGCGGAAGCTCTTCTCCTGGACGCAGACCTGCTTCAGGATAGACACGTTTGTTCTCAGCAATAATCGCATTCTTAACGTTATCGTCCAGGTTCTTGGCGAAGTCCATGAACGTTGCGTCATCTAAGAGACTGTAGACGGAATCTCTTTCGCCTAACTTGTTGTCGTTTAGGTACTTACCAATACTGCGTAAGGCAGACCACTTAGCCTTCACTCTCGCAAGGTTAGCTCGTGCATCGTCACCTCCGCCTACCAACGCTTTCTCGGCATCAACCACAGCCTTCTCTGCCGAGTTGAAGTCAAGAAGGTTGTCCAACATATCAGCCACAGCTCTGAGTTTTTCAGGAGAATGCCCGGAAGTAGACGGGAATGTATCAAGCTCGTTGGCCTCCTGTCTAAGCTGAATAGAAAGATCAGAACAGAGATCGTTGACGCCCTGTCGCTGTTCTTCTGTCAGGGGAATGCGGTACTTATCGTAGAGTTTCTTTTCAACTTCAAGCTGTTGTTTCTGAACGATCTCGTCTTGTGTTGGTTTTTCTTTTTCCTCAATATCTTTGAGTCGCTGTTCAATAGCTTCACGGTAGGTACGAGGGCCGTCATCACCGATGGTAGCCATGATCTTCTGACCGTCACGAGTGTCCTGAACCAGCTCTTTACCAAGGCGGCGACCTTCTCCGAATCGAGAAGTAACGTAGCCTAAAGCTCCGCCGATACCACCAGCCATTAAAGCACCGCCACCAACCGACGTAAGGTAATCCGTGAACGTACCTTCGGACATTCCGATGTTCTCGTTCTTAACTTCTTCAGCGGCTCCACCTACTCCGCCTAACACTCCGTTGACTGCGAACTCAGCCTTAGCCGTATTCCAGCCGTACTCTTTGGCAACCTGTTTGACTAAGGCGTCTTTACCTTCTTTGGTTGCAGTCTGCTTAAGAAGCTGTTTTGCCCCTTCCTTTGTAAGCTGTTGAGTTCCTTTGAGTAAAGCACCCTTTCCGAACAAGGCTAAAGCTCCGCCTGTGATTGCACCAAGAGCTCCACCTACAACTGTACCTGCACCAGGAGCTACAGCCGTACCAGCCGCAGCACCCATCTTCGCACCGAGCCAAGAGGATGCGGCAGTAGAGGCTACGTTAATTGCGGCGTCTCCTCCGTACTCACCTACAAGGCCACCAGCTAATCCGTGCCCGACTGCTTGAGCGGCACCTTCAATACCGTCTGAACCTGCGAGACGATTTGGAGCAGACTCGTACATTCTCCCAAGGAAGTTTTTCTTTTGCTTTTCGTCTTCTGTATAGGTTGAAGATCTTACGGCATCCAGTACACTGGAAGTGATGGAGTTTGATTTGAATGTATAGTCATTCAAGAATCCAGTCTTTGCTTTCTCAATATCACCACCGTACTTAGAACCGTCAGGGTCTACCTGCTTTAAAAAGAATTTTGTCAGCTCTTCATCTTTACCGATGTCGTTAAAAGAGGAGTTGGCAAAGAAGTAATTGTCGTCATGTGTGCCGCTGTAGCCTTGCTCAGTGGCTTTCAACATAGACAGAATAGACATGAAGTTGCTCCATACTTAAAAGATTTTCCGTAATCTTCTAAGTTATGGAGCAATCGTGTAGGGATAATGGTTACTCTACAAACTCTTCAGGGGAGAATGTTTCGTTCATTGCTGTTTGAAAATCCCAAGCCGAGTTCATTTTCACTTGAGCATACAACTGCCGTTCAGCGGAAGACTCACCAACGTACTTAACAACTCGATTGACGTAATCGTATATATCCTTAGGAAGGTTACCTAAGAATCCGTTGCTCTTGATGTACTTCTCAGCCGCTTCCGAACCAGTTCTGTATTCGATTAAGGCGGCTATATACGGGTCAGCATTGCTAAATGCAGGTTTGATCATCTTACGGAATCGGTTCGCCTCATAAGCAAACAACTTAGCTCCAGCTTCAATCGTCTCAATCGAATTGAAAGGATTGTGCTTAAGGTCTAGGTCTTTGCTATTGATCGTACTCTTAGTGAACTGCAACACACCTGCGGCTGTCGAACCTGTCTTCTTGTAGTCGGGCCTCTGCCAGTTGTTAGAACGTTCTCCTGCGTTCTTAATGGCGTTAATCCAACCAGGCGGTACGTTGTACTTGATCGAGTAATACAAAGCCGCTCTATCCAACCTTGGGTCATCATAGTACATTGAGTCGAAATACTCTTTAGGGTTTTTTCTGTAGCCGTTTATCTCTTCTGCTGTGACCTTTGTTGCAAAGGTGTCGTCATCATTCTTAGGTTGAGGATTGTTAAATCTTCTACTCCGTTCCTCACGCTTTTCACGATTCATGTCACTGTACGTTGACGGAGTTGCTGAAACAGGTTTTTCGATAGACACTGGAGTTGACTTAAAGTTTCCCGTGAAGGCATCCCAACTAGCCTTGATAGATTCAGGAGAACTCTTTTGTGTAGGTTTCGATACGTCCTGCCCATAATACGTTCTATCGTGTACGAGAGGTGACTGTCCTTGAGTTGTCCAGTTCTTGAGATTGGAGTTGATAAATTCAAATCCGTCCTGTTTTTTCTGAACGGCAATAGGTTCACCGATGTCGTCAAAGATCATTCCTACGAGCTGTTTGATATCTCCGGCTGGAAGTCTTGTGGAGGTAAGCAGTTTGCTCAGAGATGTGAGCTCCATTTGCGTCCAGGCTTGGGGAGTAATGTCGTAAGCTCCGCCGTTTATGAAGTCTTGTCTTGCATCTCTCAACGCAATGGAGATACCGTTGGCTAATCTTTTCAACTTGTCGTTATAACCAAGACCGTTCGCCTTGTCCTTTTGAATTGCTATCGCCGTCTTGTCTATTTCAGATGACAAGATAGGAATCGAAAGATTCATGTAAGCGGCGTAGTCTCTTTCAACGCTTCCCGTGTACGGGTTTCGTGTACGTGAAGGATTGGCATAGGTGGCTTGATTGGCAGTCCTTCTCTCTATCTCGTCGAGCGATATTAGTTTATGTTTACGTACAATAGCATCAACCTCGGCTTGAGTCTCAGCAGTTTCCAACTCTCTTCTAGCATCAGGAGTGACGTTGTAAATGTATTCAACCCTCTGTCTAAGGGCGGCATCCCTCTCCTCCTGAGTAGGCTTCTTTCCCTTCTTGTTAGGTCTACCCGCAATAATGTCATCACACTCTTTGACGTAAGCATCTCGCTGTTGCTTACTCGCCTTGATTTCCTCTTCTCTTTGCTGAAGAGCGGCCCTCTGACGAAGGTCTCGCTGTTCATCAATTTGTGCGGCAACTTTAAGGAGTTCAGGAAGAGACTTGCCGATAGCCTCTCGGTTCGAGTAATCGAGTTTCGACCAGGACGTTGCGTTGTTTCCTTTAACCATGCCAAGGACTTTGGTGATCATGTCCTCGTCATTCTGCACAGTCGGATCGAGTTTAGAGATAATGATCTTTCTGAGTTCCTCGTCTGTTTTATTCTGCGCAATAGTCCCGCCCAATGAGTCTGCAATCTCTTGTGCATACTTGTTTCTATTGCCGTTAATGGATTGACGCAGGATTGTCCTCTGCTGGTCAGTCATGTTCGGACTAGCCCTAAGTTTCTCGTCAACGTAGTTAAGATCAATAATTCCCTGACTGCCTTTGACGATATTGTCGATCTCAGTTCGGTTCCAGTTGTCTTCCAACCCTTGCGCTAAGGTATTGAATCTTTCAGGCGGAAGATCGGGATTCTTTTCACGAAACGATTCAATAGCCTCAATGGAGTTCTTGAAGTTTTGACGTTCAAGGTTGTAATTCTCCTGAAGACTCTTGTTCGTGGTCGCTTCGTTTTGGATTCTCTTTTCGGCAAGTTCTCTCTTCTTATCCTCGCCTTGTTTGATTGCAGATTCCATCATCTGCTGTGCCGCATACGGGTCAAACCCGTAGGAAGCATCTAATCCAAAGCCACTTGCTTGGCCAAGAAAATTGTTAAGCGAGTTTTGGTTAGGAACAATCCCATTGTCTGTCAAGGTCTGCACATAGTCCTTGAACAACTGGAGTCCTTCAGCTCGTTTGGAAGCTCTGCGGTCTGTCTCAGCGTCCCAGCCTCCTCCGAAGTGATAACCTCCTGCGGCTCCATTGAATATTCCAGTAGGAACACCGCTGTAACTGTCAGAGAATTTATATTTAGTTTGTGCTACGTCTGCCATTGTTTACTCCTACGACCATAAGCCACTAAACCAATTGGTTAAGGAATCCCAACCGCTTGAAATTGAGTCTCCGATTCCCGACCAAAAACCTCCGCTTTCAGAGGCGTTAATGATTTCTTCAATTGGATCACCACCAGCATCCATCAACCATTTCGCCGCTTCTTCTAAAGATGTTCCCGTTTGTGATGCAGTTCTTTCGACCAAAGCGTTCCAAGAGTCAGCCGCCGCATTAGCTCCTGCGTAGTTGATTCCATCGAAAAGTCCGGAAAGACCTGATGCTTTACCTGCAAGACCTAGCGCCTGAAGTAAACCGCCTCCTGTACCTGAAGACAAGTCTGCTGTTGTCTTATTTAAGGCTTGACCTAATCCATTGATTGCCTGTCCGTATGCTCCTGCGAATCCACTAGCGAGATTAGTAGCGGCGTTTACGTTGTTGGAATTTAAACCAACTAGAGCGTTAAGGATATTGCCTTGATTCTGCAAACCAATGCCGTAGGTATTAGCCAACCAACCACGTTCAAGGTCAGCCGCCTTATCCCCGTACCACAAAGCTCCGATTTCATTCTGAGAGTTACGGAGTTGGTTTGTCGCATCGTTTGTAGATGTTGAGATTGTCGGAGACAACGCATTGACCGCTTCAGCAATCGCCGCATTACGCTGATCTGTCTGCAACTTAGAAAGATTCGATACGTAGCTGAGAGCATCACTGTAAGCCTGGCTATCAATATTGGCAAGGTCTGCCATGTACTTACGGGCATTCTCTGCCTGAGCTTCCTGCTGTACCGTAGATGTTCCGACACCATTTGCACGGTTAGCCGCATACGTTCTTGAGTCTGTCAAGGCCGCAGCTCTATCAGCCAACTGTGTACGAGCGTTCGCAAACTTGCGATACGTTCCGTACACGTCATCTTCGTTGTAGAACTTAGCCTTACCGAGGTCGTTGTACACTCCGCTGATTTGATCTGCCGCATTCAATGCTTTTGCGAATGCGTTATTGACGTTCTGCGTACCCTGTGTTGCAGTTTGGTAATACGGTGTTGACTGCCACTCGTCTCCGTTACGAGTCGGTACTTTAATCTTCTCTTTCAGAGCTTCATAAAGTTTGTCGTTTCCGTCAGCCGTCTTGTCGTAAAGATTCTGAAGAGAGTTGGCTAAGTTCTGTCCGTTATTAACAAGAGAACCAGCCGTACCACTCCACTGGTTAAATAAATCGTTGAATTTACCTGAGTCTCTGTATCCTCGATAAACTCTAAAGCCATCTGCTCCTAGCCCTGCGAGAGAGCTTAGTAAGTTGTTTGTATCTGCCATACTTGTCTGTCCTATGTTTCCTAATCCGCCTAAGAGAGCTGTACCGCCAAGCACTCCGAGCAGTGTCTTTTCTGCTGTTTCCTGTTTGTCCTGAACATCTTTGGATATTGAGTTTCCAAGGTTTGTGCTTCCTCCGTTGCCGAGAGAAGTGTTGGTCTGATACTTCTCAAGAGCTTCCTTTAGCTGTTGCCATTGATCGTTCTTTTGATTAACAGTGTCTTCTGTGAACAAACCCATTCGAGTCAGAGTCTCAGCGTAGTCAGCCAACTTCTTGGTTTGATCTTCCGACAACGATGGGTAGAGCGTCTTAGCGTTATTAACGTATTGATTGATTAACGCATTTTCAGCATCAGTCAATGGTCTTGTACCTGCTGTTTTACCGTTCTCAACCTTCCATTGATTAACGATTCCTGCAAGGTTCCCTGGATCGCTCTCGGTCTGTACTATGTTTAAAACAAGATCGGGAAGAGCGTTCTTAGTTATTCCTTTAATGGCAGAACCACCAATTGTGGCGCCGATATTTCCTGCCATGTTTGCTCCGCCCATGTAGCCGCCGAGAGCTCCCATACCAGCGTCAAGGAGTTTGTTATCACCCTCAGACGTGATTAGCCCTGAAGCAGCACCTACTGCTGCTCCAGCCCAAGGGCCTCCAAAGTAGGAAGCAATACCCGTTGCAATGGCAGAGCCAAAAGACTTTAGAGCGTGACCAAGGCCACTGCTAGTATCCCAATAGACAACCTTACCTTCGTGAGGAACGTAAGCGTTTAGAGACTCGTCCCATTTATATGTAACTTGTGTCCCTTCTTTCTTTCCGGTTTTAATTTGGACAACTGGGTTGGTGTTGTTAACGTCATACTTCTGCTCTTTTAACCATTGTGTGTAAGCCCTTCCTTCAAGATCAGTCTTCCCTTCCGGAGTCAGATACCAAGTGCCGTTCTCATCCCTATAGTCCTTATATTCGTCAGGGTGAGCATCAGCCCAAGCGTTGAAATCAAAGTCTTTCTTTTTGTCGCCATAGTTGCCCTTCATCCAATAGAGCATATTTTTGTCACTATTGATGCCGACATAATCTCTGAAGGAGCCGTTGTACTGAGAGTCTTGCCAAGTAGCCTGATAGTCGTTGAACTTAAAACCGTCCCCGTCTGTCTGCCACTTACCCCAAGTGTTAATGAACTCCTCACCAATGGTGGCAGGGAACTTACCACCATTGATTGTTACCCAGTTGGAGTCGTTATTGGTTGCCATTACCCTACGATTCTCTGCCGCAGATTAACCGTAAGACCTTTAGCGTCAGTAGAAGCGGCTGTGATCTCTAACGTGATCTTCTTAGGAATGGTTCGTCCGTCAAACTTCTTTGCTACCCAAGTCTGAGTTACGTCAGAAGTCGTCAGGTCAGTCGTAGCACCTACCGCAGTATCTCCAACATAGAGCTGGACTGTTGCTGTACCAGCATCAAGGGAGAGCGTCATCTTGTCTAGGTAGGCTTGAACGTTGGCTACATAACCAAGAGTCAGCACTGCATCCTTAGCGATCGTTCCATCCGTGCGATATTGAATCGGAACATAGGAGTAATGCTGTTTGACCAGCTCGTCCGCAATCTGTCCGTTCTCGTCCAAAGGTGCGACACCGTTAGGGTTACCAACTTCATCTTTCTTTACGCAGGAAGACAGATCAATAGCAGCAAACTCAAGAGCCGAACCCGCAGAGTTCACACGAAGATAGCGAAGCTCATCTCCTTTGTTGATTGCTGGAACGGAACCGTCAGGCGCAGTAGAAACCCAACGAAGTCCATCATAGAAATACAAGACGGAAATAGGCAGACCTGTCTTAATCCACAAGTCTCCGCTTTCGATCTCTACTTCGTCTGTATCAACAGGCTCCGTATCCTGTACGAATACCTGTTTCGACTTTTCCATCAAACCTTTAAGTCCCTGAACTTTCTCAGGAGAAATGTCATCGTCGTCAATGAGAATCTTGTCGTACAGAATCTTTCCGTTGTAGCAATACTGATCATGCATCAGTAGTCCGCCAACAGCTCTAAGACCGCCTCCTTGCATACGAAGGATTGTGACAACATCGCCTGAGGCCATAGGAGCTAAGAACGTAATTGTGGATGTACCAGCGTTTAGGATGTAGTCGTCGTTCTCACCTTCCTTGTAAAGGATGCCGTTGCGGTAAACAAAGATTTGATCTTCGTTGTTGAACTTAAACGGGATGATGTACTGATTCTGAGTAGCAACAATCTCTGTCCGAGAGAAACCATTAAGCTCACTTTTTCTGATCTGAAACACCGTTAGGGTTTCGTTAGCACCAATAGCCGGAAAGATTGTGATCGTCCCGTTGATTTGATCTAACGTGTAGGCGTTAGGAGATTGAAGCAGACCGTTTCTAAATAGAATGGTTTCGGCCTCTGATTCAGAGAAAGCGTAGTTGAAGACCGTAGTTGTGCCGTCACCATCATAGTCAGCTCGGTTGAACATCAGGGCATCGCCAATCTCACCGACATACTCACCAGGTTCTCCACGCAACGCTTCAGGTTCAATGATCTGCAACCACTCCTGATCGTCTCCACCGATTCGATATTCGAGACCATACTTAGAATCAAAGCGAATCTCTAAGCCAACATCTAAGTTACCTTCGGAGTTAAAGATTTGGCGTAGCAATTCAGATAAAGTTCTATTTCCAATTTCACCGCTTCTGAGATAGCGGATGATGTTTTCAAACTCTGCTGAAGTAGCCTCTGTAGAAGAGTACCGAGACGGGTAAAGTTGGCGAATACGTGCCATTGATTATTGCTCCTTGATTTCGATAGTGAATCCGTAAATACGTAAGCTCTTGGTCACGTTCCGTATATGGACGATGAGCTTTACGCCAGTAAATAAATGGGGAAAAATTCGAGTGAACTGTCTGCCTTTTCGAGTTCCGTGAAAGACCGCTTGGTCTTCATAAGGCAAGTCCCAGCGAAGGACATCTAATATCTGTCCTTCTTCGTTTTCAATCTCAACTTCTATCTGACCAGCTCCGTCAGCAATGATTCCGATCTGATGTCCACGCTTAGGCATAAAACGTTCGTTCATCCAAAGCAAAGGAGTTGAGAAGACTGCCTCTCCGATATCTCCTCCTTCCTCGTACTCGGATTTCATTCTCCAAATACCACCGCAACTGCCCATAAGTAACTTTCCATCTAGAAAGTCTCCGCACGTTAGGTTGCCGTATTCGGAAAAAGACCACGACGGAGAACCCGAGCTTCCCTCTTCTTGAGCAACTGGAGAGACTGAGCAGGAAAGTCGTGAAGCTCCTCGTGGACTTAAAGGGAAAAATATGTGATAACGACCACAATCTGAATCAAAGACTGCGTTGATTAGTCTCGGGTCTTCCAACTGAGAAAGCAGTTCTTGATAAACGCTTTGTACCTTATGCGAATAAGGCAAGACCACAAGAGCCGTACCGTTTGCCACAGAACGCTTAAGCGTGTAAATACCATATCGGCTACAGAAGATGACCTCGTTTGCCCAACCGCAGATAGAGTTCTGAGACACACACCCGACATAGATATGAACGTCCGAAACCTGCTTCCATGTGGTCAAATCCGCATTGATCTCATAGATGAGACAACGAGCATTGGTAAAGATAAGGAGTTGATTTGCACCAAACGGGAATAAGGCTGTAATCGTTTCTGCTCTATTGAGCACAGTCTTAAGGTTGATGCCTCCAGCCTTTGTTACCTGAATGTCTGCAACATCTTCGTCGCATTCAAAGATTTCGTTGTCGTCCACACGAGAGAAACGAACAACCGTGGGAGCATCTTTAAATCCGGCTAAAGCCAAGCGTCCTGACACGGACGCACATAAGGTCGCACCGTATGCGTCAGGGGAGTCAATCCTTTTCCATTCTTGAGCAACATAACGATAAGGTGCCTCTCCTGCACAAAAGACGACTTCGCCGTTAGATAGTGTTGAGGTAATAGTGTTCGTCGGAAAAACGATCTCGGACTCATTCCTTCCGCTCTCAAGTTCACGAGAGTTCCAAATACTTATGCCCTGTTCTCCTCTTGTGGCGTACAGAATCTCTCCGTTGTACGCAAAGCGAACATGGGAAATGTACCGTCCTTCCTTACCGATTCTTTCAATCGCTCGTTCGTTAGAAACGTAGCCGCTCCAATCTATGTATGCGTTATCAACATCAGCAAAAGACTGATGTTCATTGACTTCATGTACGACTTCACTGCGGCTTGTATCTAAGCCCGTAAATCCCCCATACATGAGCTTGGATGTTTTAGAAGATGGAACGGAACGAATCATATAACCTCAAATAGTTCCGCTTGAGGTTATGGTTTTGGGCTTTTAGACTATGGGAAACTGTACATTTACCTTAGGAGGAAAAAACAAATGTTTAAGGCAATACTAATTACTGTATCTCTCATTTGCTCTTTCCCGGTTTTTGGTAATGACGGTTATGTTGAATTTGAAAAGAAAGATGATTCTGTTACTTATATTCACCCACGAAAGACAATGCTTTTCCCTGAACTTAAGATGGTAGGGATAACGGAATTTAAGATTTTTAATAAACCTCAATCTTCTCCTATTGGAAACTTTAGATCTATTAACACTACTAAACTTTGCGATTGCAAAAATCAAGCCGTCGAGACTGTCAGGATTTCTGTTTGGGATAAGGACTACCCCAACGGCTCCCTAATTTTCGAAAAGAACTTCAAAGATAACGAATTAAAATGGGAACCCTTAGTTAAAGGGAGTCGAGGAGAAGCACTGTGTGATATTGCTTGTTCCCTTCTTACTTACCACCAATAGCTAATATCCACGATCTCCACTTGGTCTCCTACGTTGAATGGTTCTCTGCCGCCGTAATAATAGGAGACAATCCACATCTTGTTTCCGCCTGGTTGTCCTGCTTGATTACAAGTTAAACCTAGGTTGCCCAACTCCCTCAAAGTCCAAGTTGAATTAGCTCCTGAATACTGGCCAGTGTATTGACGGCCAAAGTACCAAGGTTCACTCACCATGTAGTTGCCGCCGTTGCTTGGCTGATGGCAAACCTTTCTAAAGGTAATCGACTTAAGAGAACTTCCGTTGCGGCGGTACGTCATCGAGAGGTTTAACGGATACCGATTATCCGTGACAGCGTGGGAGTTACCGCTTTCAATAACAGGGTCAGGAAGTCCGTCAATCTGAACTGAAATACCTATTGAGTCCCAAGTCCGGTTGTACCAAGTGGAACAGGTTCTCGTGTATCCAACGAACATTAGAGAAACCGTACCAAACTTTTGAGGTGTTATATTCCCGAGGTTTATCGTGTGTGTTGGTATGTCGTGAAACGGGAAAAGACAATTGACAACCTGACGCCGAAAGGCGCCTATACCAATAAAGCTTCCACCTATAGAATGAGCTGGTTGGCTAATCCCGCCATCGCCGTCATAAGAGTCGTCAACATCAATCCTGCAAGTTACTGGATAACTAAAGAACTGCATCTTATAGCCTCGGTACCTAGCGTACAGATCAGACATCTTTACCGCACCGTTAGGCTTCTGAGCAAAGGAGCGGCATTGGCTGCCACCAAGACTGATGGAAGTAACAGGATTCGGCCCGTTATCGTTCCACTGACTACGAGCCATTCCCAGCCCAATCGTTCCGCTTTCAGGGAGATGTTGTGCCATTACTTACCTCGGCAAGTGCATGACACAGGCACACCATCCTTAGGTTCTTTGAAATACTTTCGGTCAGCGAACTCCCCTTTCTTGCCGATATTAAATGAAGAGATCGGACGGTGATAGCCCATCACTCGTGTCCAAATTTCGCAAGGGGTTCGTTCTGAGTCTTTGAGTTTAATTTCTTTCATACTTACCTCTGTCAATTAGGGGTTTATCGTATTGGAACTCAGGAAAGATAGACGGGAAAATGAAACAGCAAGGAGATGTGGAATGGAAGACTATCTAACAAGAACCCTTAAAAGAATTGGCATTCGGTACCTTGACAATAGAAACGGTGGTCTAAATTACGGAAGAGACTTAACAAGCAACGGGTCAGGTTGGTTGTGGCTTCTATGCTCTAAAGAAGAGTTAATGGAGCATATTGACGAATTAAACGATTGCGGCATCGAGGTCGAGTATGTACAAGTCAGAGCTGACCAAGGCAAGGCTCCTTATCATGCTTACGTTGATAACGGCGAAAACAGGGCTCAAGCGCCAATTGGATATTTCGCTAGAGAAAGTGGAAGAAAGACTTCCTCAACAAGAAATAACATGACGCTTGACCAGAAAATCGCTAAGCTTCAAGAAGACATTGAAACTGTTAGCCTACAACAACAAAGGATTAACGAGTTACTTGATCGACTGTTTCGTAACTCTCAATAGTCAACCCAAACAACAGCCACCACACAGCCTGAAAAATAGCAAAATGATAGTTAAACTCGTTCTTACACGTCAGTGTTCGAGCGAGTCCTTCTATCTGAGGACAAGCACCACGACACATGGACAGAAGCAAACACTTTCGGCACTTCTCTCTTTCGCCGCAAGACTTAAAGTGTTTGGAAATATCTACTTTATCCATTGCGGATACATGACCAACGTACTTTTCCTTTGTCGCAAAGTCGTGACACGAAAGAACATCTCCGTTGAGGTTAATTGCACAAACGTTTTCTCGATTCATTCCGCATTTAACTGTACCAAGGTCTAACTTCTTTCTCTGAGTCAGTTGCAAGAGCAGTTCGTTACATTCATTCGTCAGTGCTGGGAATTTATCCCAACCATTCTTAGTTAGTTCGTTAAAGATGTTTTTCTGAAGCGTGAGCATCTGAGCTGGTGTAAACATTAACTCGGAATCCTGAACACCTACGTGGGTCATCACGCCTTCAAAGTTGAAATAAACTCCTCCAAGTTTCTCCCGGATGTACTCCGCCGTTGCGTTAATGTCTATATTTGCAGGAGTGAGTACGCAGTTGATGTTTGCACCGAGTTTCTGAATTGCCAACCTCCAAAGGTCAACCATCTTCGGGTCGTCCAACGGGTCTTTGCCACGAAGGTGAAAACCAAGTCCGTCATGAGAGAAGGTAAGTCCGCACTTATATTTTTCTAAGAACTCAATCTTCTCTCCTGTTAAGAGGGTTCCGTTTGTGATCATCCCGATTGACGCTTTGGGATAAATTCTTCTAAGTTCAGGGATGAGCTTTTGAAGGACTTTCCAATAGACGAAAGGTTCTCCGCCCCACAGTTCAATGGAGCCAACAGCCTCGATCTTATTGTCAACGAGTTTCTTGATAAACGGTTCGACATCTCGCTGAGTGAAAACAGAAGCTCCGATTTCGTTTCCAGTTTGTGCGCAATACTTGCAGTGCATATTGCACTTAAGGCCTAACTGAATCTTTAGGTTCCAAATCTCATTGGACTTGTGATTAGAAACTGGTGAAGGGTTTCCTCGTTGCTTTGTCATCGCATAAGGCTTCAGTCTTTCATCTTTAGATAGATCGACTAAATCTCCATTACTGTTCCAAATCTCGTTTGTTACGTTGTCGTAAATCCAGTCTTCCTGTTTGCCGTCATGCGTTTTGCAATGCAACTTTAACTTCATCGTCTCTCCATAATCTCGTAAAGTTTTGCCCTTTCCTTTGCGAAGTAACAATCAACCTCGTGTGTATTAGAGGTGTAGCAGCCACCTCTGCACTGCTCTAATAATTCACAAGACTGGCATTCCTCGGAATTAAAAAACCTAGAACCACATAATGAATCTGCTTTTTGAATTGGTATTACTTTTTCAAAAACGTTTCTCACAATGTTTGTCTTGCAGTAATTGTGATGGCAGTTGTACACATTGCCGTGAAGGTCAATGGATAGCTGATCGCTTCTTACGCATAAAGGGCCAATGCCTTTGGCGATTATGCGGTCTCGTTCAAATAAGAGTTGGGAACACTGCCATTGCGCCCATTCATCTCCTAGCCTAGCCATTGGGATTACTTCAGTACGAATGTGGTCGCAGAACTTATCCACATCCTCTTTAGTCATGTAGTAGTCTGTATTACACCCATCGTTAGCTCTGAGAAAGTGCACACACAGATTGGGCGAAACCCCGAACTTATCTTTGATTTCGTAGTACCTGTCCCGTATTTCCCATAGGTCTGTTCGGAAGTGGTGCACAAGTTCAGACAGAGAGAAGCGCTTAAGTTTAAAGATCGTCTCTAACTGTTTATCCGTGAAATCCCAGCCATGACAGGAAACGGTTGTCCATATATCTTCATGACTATTCGCATAGTCCACATAGCTTTCTGTCAGCCTTCTTCCGTTAGTAGTGATTACAGATTGACTTGGAACAATTCCATTTTCAGATAGGAGGGAATGAATAGTTTTTATCCTCTCCCAATAAAGCATCGGCTCTCCGCCCCAATACATTATTTTTTTAGGAGTCTGACCGTTTAAGTGCGGCAGTAACTTTTGCACAAACTCTTGTGCATCTGCTTTCTTATCAGCTGGGGATAAACCGTTTGTTTGAAGGCAGTACCCGCACTTCATATCACAGGCACTACCGAACATAATGTTAAGTTGGCGATACGACATCAACCGTTGCTTCAACTCGAGATGTATAAAAACGTTGGTTAATCTTGACTCGCAGCTTATCTCCATTTTCCAAGCCGAAAGCCTTTACTTTGAAGGTTCCAATTCCGTCAACGACATTCACACGCTTGTGAGGCGCATAACCATCGACAGCCTCCACAATATATCTGTCATATGTAACATCAGTCGCTAACTCCTTAGTCTTTCCGTCAAGGACTTTTAGAGTGAATGTAACCCAGCCTTCAGGTTCAACCTCTGTTTTGTTCGGCGTTAACTCATACGCCAAGTTCAACCACTTAGAGGTAGTGCCTGTCATCACATCTTCGGCAGCCCACTCTTCCCCGAGGTCATCTATGTTGGTAATAAGTTTTGTAGTTACCGAAGTAGTAATCGAACGATTACATTGTTTGAAAGAGTCTTCTGGATTACGAATCCAAAAGTCAAACAGCCAAAGACCGCCTTTCGCTTTTATCAACTCAGCAGTGTTTCTCTGATTGAAATAAGTCATCGTTCCACGAACATCTAAGCGCAGTCGAGGGTGGCGGCTTAAATCCAACCAAAAACAAAAGTGAGCTCCCGGTACAAGTAGGCGGTTATACGTAGTATCTTCACGATTAAAGATTAACTCCGAGTAGATGGCATACTCTGTTCCGTCAACTAAAAACGTTTTGTCATTCACGTTGAAAGCCACTGGATTAAAAGAGAGCTGTTCCGTTGTTAGTAACTTTTCCACCCCAAACTGAACTGCATCAGTCGCTACGTTTACGCTTTCATTAATTTCAGACAGCAGCCTGAAAGCTATAGAGTCATCATTGATGACAATATTCATCACGAAAGGAATTTCACTTTGACAAATAACATGTCTTGAATAACCCATATTGTCTCCTATTACTGGTTTAGTTGATTTATGCAATCGGAAACACAGTGAACGTATGTGCAATCTGAGCAATAACCATTGCAGTAATACGAGCAATGACATTGACCACAGTTAACAACTGAGTCCCCGCAGTTTCCGGTGCTCCGACATTGAAAACATTGTGTACAGTGATTGCAGTTTCCACATTGAACCTGACTACATTGCACGTTATTGCAGCGGCTGCATTTTTGACAATAAGTACAGTGGGAACAGTAAGTACAGTAACCAGTCTTGTACCCGCTGTTGTTTTCTAACTGACTTACTTTTGTTAATTCAGATTTTTTCCAAAATTGAGAATCGTTTGCGAGTTGACTTACTTTGGCTAAAGTTGTTGATGTCCAAATTGAGTCAGAATCCACTAGCTGAGAAAGAGCCGCCAATTGATTAGAGGCCGTAGCAACCCAACCTTGAGCCGCCCCATCATTTATTTTTAAACTTAAATCTGTAAGGTTTAAAACCACCTCTCCTTCCAACCCTGATAGGGCGGAAGTGGCTTCGTTACTTCCTCTAACTAACTGAACTTTTGCCGCATTTTCTAACTGAGTTGTTTTCATATCTTTTAACTATCAACTATCGTCAGTGCAATCACAATTGCACAGACAATAGATCACTAGGCAATGTTGAATGGAGCAATTGACAGTTGTACATTGTGTGGTGTTGCAGTTATGACAATTACTACACTGCTGACAGTGCTGACAATATTGGCAATGCGTACAGTACCCCGTCTTAAAGCCACTATCGTTTTGTAACTGGCTTACCTTGCTAAGTGTTCCGCTTGACCAAAAATCTAAATCATTACTTAACTGACTTACCTTGGTTAAATCACTCTTACTCCAGGCACTAATATCATTCGTTAAGGAAGCGAGAGTTGTTTTGACATCAGAGAGAAGAGGAATTTCGTTTCTTCCTCCTGCGCCGTCATACACACTCACCCTATGAGTCGCAGTGTCAACGACCAGCTCTCCCTCAAGAGCGGTCTCAGCGTATCCTTCAACCTTCTCAGTCGTTCCTCTTTTCCACTGAAGTGTTGTCATTACTCTCCTATGAACAATGTGTGCAGTAAGTACAATATCCTGAACAATGTGTACAGTATCCAGTGATATACCCAGCGTCGTTGGTCAACTGCGACAACTTCGTTAAGGAGGTCTTTGACCAATACCCAGCGTCGTTCGTTAGCTGACTTAATCCTGTCAAACTAGTCTTAGTATGGTAAGGAGAGTCGGAATAATCGGTCAGCTTCGTTTTAACATCTTCGGCTTTTGCAACGGGGTATCCACCGGCAGTAGACCCGTCATGTACTCGCAACCTCATATTCGTAAGGTCTACAGTGATTTCGCCTTCGGCACCTGTATACGTGTCGTTCTTAGTTGCGGTAGCTCGTTTAAGCTGAAGACGAATTGTCATTATTCAATCGTTCCTAAATCAATAACGTCGGCTAACTTATCTGCCGTGATAGAACCGGCGCCGACCTGAACTCCTGCAACTGCGGTATCAACATAGGTCTTAGTAGCTAAATCTCCTTCGCCTAAACTTTCCACAATCTGTTGAACTTCAGTCTTATCAGCCTTTAAAGCTAAGGCAGAGTTCACTACAGAAGTTTCAGCTTTACCATCCAAGGCCGCAGTTGTCGTGGCAGCGTCCGCTTTAGCCGCTAATGCCGTGTTGAAATCGTCCGTACTCACCTTAGTCATCACAGTGGCAACGATGTTCCGCATCTCTTTTGCGATACGTCCAACCACCTTGATGATCTGCTCATTCATGTTTGTTTCTGACATTTACCCTTCCTCTGTTTTATTCAGTTCTGCAACAAAGACTGCCTCATAGTCAGACCCCGTAAGTCCTGCAACCAAGTTATCAACCTGTGATTGAATCTGTGCTCGTTGTGTTTCAGCCGCCGTGTTAATTGCTGCTACTGCTGCTGAGTTATCGGTCTGTAGTTCTGTAAGAACTTCCTCTGCGTCAGACTGCATACCTGAGATCACAGAATTTATTTCGGAAGTCTTCCCGGTAATAAAAGTGTTTACTTCATCTTTGTTGTCATCTATAGCTTTGAGAAGAGCTGTCTTTCCCGTGGAAACAAATTCCTCCATCGAGTTGACATCCAAGGCCATCCTTCTTGCCATCTCATTTAATTGCTGTTCAAGAAGGGTGTAAGGAGTGTTCGGATTTGCCGTATCAGTCATCAATACCTCTCGTTGTTAGGTAAGTTTCCAAGGGACTCGGGTCTAAAGCCTCAACCTTTGTGACAGAACTGGTCAGTACATTTCCTTCTGTAACCCCATAGATAGACATGAAATATTCCTCAGGATCAGGGTCTAACACAATGTCTGTTGCATCCTTACCAGCTTCTCCCTTATCGCCTTTATCTCCCTTCTCTCCCGGGCCGAACTCAAATCCAGTTGACCACTCGTCTTCGTCTGAAAGTTTCCAATACAGCTTTCCTTCGTCAATCGCTAGGAAAGAAAAACCTTTAGGCTGATCTGCATACTGGGAACGAGCGGAACGAAGGTCGGAGGCAGAGGCAACGAAGGAAGCTCCGACATCACCCTTGTCACCTTTATCCCCTTTCTCCCCTTTGTCGCCTTTCAAACCTCGGATGCCTTGTTCACCCTTCTCACCCTGGAGGCCTGTTGCGCCACGAGGCCCTTGGGCTCCGGTATAACCTCGGTCTCCTTTAACCCCCGCTTCGCCCGTGTCACCTTTGTCACCTTTGTCCCCTTTCTGCCCTATGAACCTAAGAGGAGTGGTTGTCCAATCACCAGAGGTGTCAGAGAGTTTCCAGTAGACATTCCCTGTATCCATACAGAGAATCGAGAATCCTTTAGGTTGATCGTCATAATTGGACTTGTTCGCTTCTATGTCGTATACATTAGGGATAAACGATGCACCAGGGTCTCCCTTATCCCCTTTCTCTCCTCGGATACCCTGCTCACCTGCTTCACCCCGAAGACCTCGATCTCCTTTATCACCTTTATCCCCCTTGTCTCCTTTATCGCCTTTGAGACCTCGAAGGCCGTCCTTACCGTCCTTGCCATCACGTCCAGGAATACCTTGACGACCACGTTCACCAATGACGGTTACGTGATGTGCTTTCTTAGGGCCTCTAGGCATACCCCTATTGGGGTCAGTGTGCATTGATAAATCTACAAACGGCATTAACGTCTCACTACTTGAAGGTTAAGAGGCATAGAGCCACCAGTGGCTCCGTAATAGAGGTGCTGATTGAGTCTTTGGTAATAATCGTTTTCGTACTTTTCCCACTTGTTAGAACCAACGGCGACAGCAAACTTCGCAAGAAGCCCGGCAATCATCACGGGATCGGGAACAGGTCTTACGTCTTCAGAGGAAACGTAATACTCAAGTTCGGGAAAGTTATTCCAGTACGGATGACCGCGAACGTCATCAACAATTTCGTTAGCCAAGTCGATGAACAAGGACTGCGTTTCTGCATCAACGGTAGACGCATTCCACTCTCCGTACCTGCGAAGAGCTCTGTTCGTTAGGACAGATAAAGGTGACGTTAAACCGTCACCGATATGCGGGGAGATTGGAGAAACCGACTCAGCCATTTACTTACCCATCCCAACCTTCACTGAAGGCTTTGCGGGAGCTTAGACAACGGGACAATGAAACCCTTACGAACATGGTGGTGTTTATTAAACGTAGAGACCAAATGTTTAGGCACGTTAAAACGAACGGCTGAACGATGGTCTGCAAAATGTCCGTAAACGATTTCTCCTTTACATAAAATGTTGAAGAGGACATTGCAAGGACGCACGGTTGAATACGTTACGAAAGCGTCCTCTTCTTTAACGGTTTCCTTTTTATTTCCTGCGACCGCCATTTCCTTTACCTTTATTCTTACAAGCCATAAATCCTCCTTAAAAAGGGAGCCGAAGCTCCCTTAATCAATTAGCCTCCCTGCTGGTTACCGCCATCCTGAGAAGCGCCACCGCCCTCAGATTCAGTAGCCTTGGATGCTTTGACATCCTTCCAGTTTCGGATAATGGCGTGAGGTTTAGCCTGAAGCAGTTCAAGACCACATTCAGTGATGTAGAAGTGTTCGGACGCATCCACATCGTTTGCCTGAACGTCACGTTTCAGAGTTGTGTCACGACCGTTCATATAACGATAGCCAAGAGCATCCATATCAAGAATGATGCCGTTAGCGTTCATGGACGGAATCTGACGGAACAGCGGATGCATATAGACAAGCAAGTCACCTGCAAAGGTGTGATAACGAGCGAAGGAAACGCCGTAAGCATTGTCTACAGCAGTCGGCTGCCAACGATTTTTTGCGATCTGCATGAGGTTAGAAATAACTCTCGGGCCACAGAACATGACTTTTTCCTTAGAACCCCAAGCGAACAAGTCTTCGATCAACAGACGATCAAATTCGTATTCTGTGATGACGTTTTCATTTTCAAAAGCGGAAGCGGCATCAATGACGTTCGGAATCATGGAGAACAGACCGCCTGTGTAACGACGAGGTGTAGCTGTGTTCGCATCTTCAATTGCTCTCTGACCGAAGAAGAAGGCACGTTCAATATCAGCCATGTGATTCTTCAACGCCTTGGTAAGCATTTCGGATTCTTTGTCGCCGGTACGCAGGTAAGTCTGCTTCAAAGTACCAGTGATGGAAACGCCAGTCTTGAAGATCTGGGTGTAGTTGTAATCCGTTGTCGGGTCAAACGTTGCAACAGACGGTTTACCAGAACCTTCTTTTGCGGCGTAGCCGATGATAACGAGTTCGTCTCCTACGGTTACTGCCTTCTTAGTAGAGTCGCCACCTGCGCCACGAGCAACCGTAAGAGTGTTCGTGCCGGTATTAGCGTCTGCTGTAGCTCTCATCACTTCACCAGTTCGGGTGTTATACAGAGTAGCGTTTTCAACAACAAACGGAACGTTGTCATCAGCGGTAACGACAATGGATGTCGCAGCATCTGTTGCGGCAGTCGCCACCTTCAACACACGAGACGGAAGTTCGTCTCGGAAGTGGTTGTACTTCGGGTCGTCTGTCGGCGTGGAATGAGCAAAAGACAATAGCGCATTCAACGGAGCAGTACCGTTCGGTTCCAGTAATGTAAACGTTTCACGCCAATTGGTCGGTCGTGTGTTTTCATCAAACTGACCAGTACCACGAAGTCCTGCAATTGCACGTTGTGCCATAAAGTGAATATCTCCTTAATGAATTTTTCAATTGATTTCAGGAGTTCGTTTGCTCCATCGAAATCGACAAAGCACATATTCCCTTTAAACAAAAAGAGCAGTGGGAAAACTGCTCCTTTCGTATAAAAATTTTTATTTACTACATCCGACTAGCCATAACCTTCTTGATGTAGTCGTTCATAAACTGCTGATCAGGGCTCACTTGAGGCGGGATTCCTGCACCAGCATTAGAGGGAGTTCCTGTCGGATTACCTGTATAAGCCTGTCGGCGTTCCATTATGCCACGCAGACGTGCAATCTCAGGTGCATCCATGTTTGCCTGAAAGTCTGCCATCAGTGTGTTGGCAACCTGCGGGTCAAGGAAATCGGCGGGTGTATAACCACGTTGCATAGCAAACAGCATGAAGTCATTAGCTCGGTCATCAGGTACTCCGTTGGTGTTAGCAGCTTCTTTCAGATTCATTTTTACCTGCATCTGCTGAGTATTTGCCTGTGTCTGCTGTGCCTGTTGAAGAGCCTGTTGTCCCTGCTGTGCAGATTGAGCTCCGCCCTTCTGCATCTGAACAAGCATCTGCTGCATCTGCTGAAGTTGCTGTGCCATTTTCTGCATGGCCTGATTCTGTTCACGGAAACCAGGCGGGAGTTTCAAACCGTTGTCACGTTCCCAGTTAGCGAGTGCATCATCCGCAGGAGGCTGAGCAGGTTGACCTTCCTGACCGTCAGCGGGATTCTGTTTTCTCTGATCTACGTTACCCATAGTCGGGTTCTTTGTGTACGCCTTAACAGCTTCCTGAAGGAAAGAAGCAACCTCACCAGCCTTAGGCGTGTAGCCGTTCTTCTTAGCTTGTTCAGTGATACGAGAAGCGAAGTCGAGCACATCTTTGTTATCCAACATCCGGGAGTTCAGACTTGCATAACGTTCCATCGTGTTTGCGATCTGAGCCTGAGTGAATTGCTGGACGTTACCGTCCTTCATTTTGATATCGTAAATATCAATTGGAGATTCACCTTCTCCGTCCTTTGGCTCACCCTGCTTAGTTGCTTGTTCAATGGCTGTGGGATTGGGGTCTGCTTTAGGAGGTTCCGTAGGCACCTCAGGCTGAGGTGTGGCATCCTGCGGAGGTGTGGGTACAGGAGCCTGTTGACCTGCGGCTCCGCCTCCTAAAAGCTGATTAGAAAGTTGGTTAATAATGTCCTGATCTGTACCGTCCATTCGTGTCTCTCCTATTCGTTAAGCGGTAATTGGTTCTCTAAAGATTCAAGAAGATTGTCGGGGTAGCTGAGAAAGCCATTAAGGGTGAGTAACGCTCCACGGCGGTAATCAATTTCATGGATAGACATTTCAGCCTTGGAGCCGAAGGCAACCGTATGATCGTAGATTTGTTTTCGGATTTCCTCTTTAATGAGTTTCCATCCGTCGGAATTAACAAACTCTTTTAAATACCCAACCTTCTTTACGATCATCGGGTCTACTGCCGTCAAATCATCCTTCGTCACTCGTCTCTCCTAAAAACATCTTTTGCTCAGCAAGTCTCCTTCTGAGAAGTCCCCTGAGTTTTATCCCGTTTGAATAAATCCACTTGGGAAACTCCAAAGCAGCTCCCTCAAAATCTCGTCTATTAACCTTCTTTAGCAACGTTGAAATTTGTAGATTTCCCGCTCCCACATTGAATGCGAAGTCAGTCAGAGCTGAGAACTGATCGACATCCACCTCTGTTTTTAGAAGTCGTGAGACAGCTAGTCCTGCCTTCTCGATGTCTTTTTGAAGGAGAGCTTCGGCTACTTCTCTCTCAATGGGCTTGAACTTCTTTAGGTCTTCGTAACGCTTACGAGAAAGAAGATGCCCATACCCAATAGTCGGATACCCAACAGGGTCGTGATATGCGTAGACAAGTCCGTCCTTTCCGAGACGTTCGAGTTTTTCAAACGGCTTTGCTAGTGAAGATACTTTCTCGTGAACTTCATCCGGCAACTTACTCAATGGACTTACCCTTTAAGAATTGCTTTGCACTTCTTGCGCCAAACCAATAGGAAAGGACGAGCGTCAGAACGGCTAGATCATCCTCAGACCAAAGGAGCTGTACCGTGCTTTCCAACGGCATACCGTTTTTCATAGCTTCAAGGTACAAGCCGTACTTAACCAAGCAGTACATAAAGATCATGCCGTAGGTAACGGCGGGTCTTACTAGCGTATTGAGAACGTCTAATAGAGCGTAGATAAAGAACCCTGGAACCATAATGATCGGGGAGTACCATGCTCCTTCCGTCCATTGTCGAACGGTATCAACCAGTTGGATTCCAGTTGTCGGCGATTCACGATGGATGGCAACTGTCTCGTTAATGTCTGCCATTGCACCGATCTCGTCCATGCGATACAGATGCTCCTTCTCAGCCTGTTCAACACGAAGGCGGAACATCTCTAACTCGTGTTTATCGTCCTGATGACGTTGGTAGGTCTTAATAACCTCAGGGATGAACGGGGCTAAGAATCCGAAGATAGCAGACAGAATTGACAGCATGATTACTTAAGGAATACTTGCAGTAAGGTGAAACCTAAGGAGAGGACAAAAGCCACACCCCAAAGGCGATTAACGATCCGCTCCAACTGGGAGGAGATACTTGCACACTCAGCTTTCACCTCGGACAATTCTTTTTCAAGGTTCTCAATTCGTCTGCTGTGAGAACTGTTCCGTTCTTCCTGCCTTGTCAGGCGCTCCATGAGCTCGGTAAGGCCGTCGAGCTTATGGTTAATCTCAGCTAGGTCTTGTTTCGTAACGGGCTCCATTAGTCTTCGTCATCCTTCCCTTTGACCTTATTCTTAAGGCCAAGGACTATTGCAGAAATAATGTCTGCAACTTCTGAATACTTCCCTTGTGAAAGGACAGCTAACGCTCTTCGAGCTTGATCGTTGGTGATCTCAATCTGAATTTTTGTTTTATCCATTAGTTCTCCTAGGTAAAGGCAATGATGTCGTCTCTTGCACGAAGCTGTCCTTCGCAATAAGCGTTGCCGTGAATAGTTGGGTTAGTATCGGGAAGCGGCGTATAACCTAAGGCACGGATGACCTGCTCTTTCGTCAGGTTTCCATCCCACGTAAGGTTCTTTCCGTTGTAAGTAATTCCATTCGGGCTAACTGTGAATGAGTTTTCCCCAGCCTTTATCGTTACAGGGCCGTTTACAGTGCCGCCTGTAGCCAAGTCAAGGTAATCAGCCTCGTCAATTCGACCGTCAACGTATGCCTTAGTCGCTACCTCTGTTGCATCCTGTGGGTCTCGTGACGTATAAAGAGGGCCTGTCATGGTTCCACCAGCAATATCAAGCGGTGTGTACCCAAGGCCGTCTTCTTTCTTAGCATCAAGCTCCTGAATCAAACGGTCAACGTACTGCTTGGTCGCAGCATGAAGCGGAACTGTCGGGTCATCGTTCAGCGTCAATGGCTCGACCATCTTGATCGCCTTACAGCCATTGTGATTCTCTATGGCAAAGTCACCAAGCTGGAGCGTTCCTCTCATTTCAGCAGGGTTTCTATCGTCCAAAAGCTGTCGGGCGTAAGGTGTCAGCGTACATAACGCAGAAGAATTGTCGCCTGTAAAGAATACTAACGCATTTTCTGTAGGGGTTACCTGAGATAATGCACCTAATGAAGGAGCCCCGACCAGCGCAATGAACTTCTGTCGGTTCGGCAACAGCGCTGAAGTGTGATCTTCTGTACAAATTTGAACGATGTTCTCGATAACTACATAGTCCGTAGCGTGGTAAGCGGTGTTAGGTGTCCAGTTTCCACGGAACTTTGCAAAGAAAGCTCCTGTGTTCTGCCATCCTTCTCCATCCTCGTCATACTGACCAGCTCGAATCTGAAGCTGGAAGTCCCCTCCTACACGTAAGCGAATGAAGTCAGGTCTTACGTGGCCTGTGGTATCTGAGAAAATCTCCTCCAACAGATCATAAACTGGACGACTTCCGATTTCACACGCCTCAAGATACGCATCTAGTTCGTGATCTCCCGTCTTTGCGGATAGGAAACGTAGTTGTTCACCAATCGGTTTTGTTTCTGCCATTACATTGCATCCTTCATGGGAACAAGGTTCCCTTTCATAACTTCCTGTTCGATTTGTTCCTGCGGCATGACGGAAGATTGACCACGCATCTTCTCCATAATCGCCATCTTCTGTGACGGAGTAAGACCCTCACGAGCTTGTCTCTTTTGGTCGATCTTGAACTGGTCAATATCAGGAACACCCATAGCTCTAATGGACTCTTCAACTAACCTGCCCATGTCGTATTCCATCTGCATACCTGCCTGACCGACAACTTGCATGATCTGCAACCATGTTTCCGGAGAACGTGTCGGTTCAACCGGAAGTGTTCCGTCAACAACGAGGTATTCAACCTCGCCTTCCAACATATTCTGGTCAATGTCAACGTAACCATCCTCGGCCATAGACGCAAAAATGGTGTTGGCATCTGTCTCGGATACTCTCAACGACGTATTGAAACGCAACGCATCCTGCACGTTGCTTACCATCATTCGGACGATAGGACGTATCGTCGTTGCAGAAATAATCCGAGACAGAACCCCAAGTCTTTGGCTTCCTAGCTGGGTTAATCGAGAGATTTCAGTTGCAGAACGGATGCCGTCGGATGTCGGCATACCCTGTTGAGCGTCTGAAGCGGCAGATAATCTCTGCTTCATGTCTCCTAAGAGCTGAATATCCTGCCAATGTCCACGAGTAACGTCAGGTATCTGTGCGATCTGAATGCCGTCTCCAGGTTTTGTTCCGGGCAGAGTTCTGACTACACCCCAAGGATTACGGTTAATCAAGTCGTGAACCGCTACACGTTGCGGGTCAACGAAGATAAGGTTGTTTAAAGCGGACTGTACGTTGTCAATGCGAGAACGAAGCAGCCAAGTGCCAAGATTATGTAAAGGTAAAAGCAGATCGTAAAGGGATTGCTGATGTGTCTTATGACTATCGAACCCAAATCCTCCAATCGCACAAGGAAAACTCTGACCATAAGGATTAAGTTGGCAACGAATGACGAAACGCTCGTCCAAAATTGCCACAACCATCCACACTTGTCCGAGCCCTGGCATTCCGATGTCGGCTCCGTTGAAGACAATCCATGCTTCGTCCACAACATGACTCTTGCCCACACGGAAGTAGCCCACGTCATTACTGTCGTTAATCTCGGTTTGATTGATATTCCACCCATTGCCTTCCTCCTTGTGCCACGTATGGCTGCTCCAACCAGCGCATTCAATATCGTTCTCAAGCATCCGAGGGTATTTGATTAACTTCGGATAGAGACCTGTTCTTACCAAGGCTGAACCTGAGGCGTGTTCGGAGAACACAATGAACTGCATATTCTGTACGTCACCTGCCTGAACTCTCGGGTCAGGGAACGTCTTTCTCGGGTCAGCATTGATCAGCAAATTCGTGTTCAGTTTGTCTGACCACACAACCTTTGTAGGTGCGAAGCCATACCGAATTGAATCTAGGAAGAGCATGGCTAAATGAGCGTCTGCCGCAGTCTTACGCATCTGTTGGTGCAATACCCTTTCCAGTAATGCAGAAGCCTTCCTTGACTCTCTATTTAAACCCTCCAACTGGAACATCGGATTACGCCCAGTGATAGCTGCCATAAAGTAGGTCAGCACCGTATCGCTAATTGCACGAGTATCTGCAATCACCACCTTGTTTCTGAAGCGTGTTGCATCCGGCGGAACGTACAAGTCGTGAGCACGGTCACTTTCCTTCCAGTGGTCGTAACGTTTCGAGATAGAGTCATAGGACATTTCGCTGATTACCTTCACATAATCAACAAGTCTCCTCTCTTGATCTTCAGTCAGAAGATCAGAGATGTCCTGATAGTTCATCAAAGCCGTCTGATGCTGAGACAGATCAGTTACGAACGCAATATGTTGATTCGGTGAGCTTTGATTTCTGTAATCAAACCAAGCGCTAGTCATAAAAGAGAGAATGACTTAGACACAAAAATATCGTTTGAAAACTGCTAGATAGGGGTAAATACCTAAACATTAAGCATTACACTCATTTCACTTGATACCTATAATGAGAACGTCGATTCGGTAAGCAGTGATGAACTGTAGACGGAGGTCGATGATTTACACGGCTACTTGGGAATTGTCCGAAGCCGATAACAAAAGTTCAAAGGAGTGGTGGTGTGAACGACTGGCCTTTGGGCGAGTAGGTATCTTGGGAGAGGTTGAGTAGAGACCCCAAAGGACTGGTGCAGAGCGGAGCCGAGCACCAACGAGCTCTACAGCAGGAACCCACAGGAGAGGTTGAAAAATCTCCTGATGTGATTTGACCTGTGCCCTAACCTAGCCTCGGCTGGGTAGGGCGAAGTGCAGGTCGGATTACATTCCGATATGTAATCCGAGAAACGTTACTACAGTACCGTAGTAACAATTAAACATTTCTATAGATAAATATTTCTCTTAATTACAGTAATAACTATTTATAGCTATTAGGGATTATTGCGTCTTTAATTATTTAAAATTCAATAAGTTAATATTTTATTAGGGTAATCACTATTACCTTAAACTTTACATTCATTTCTTTTATTGTTACTATTATTACGTTACTCAATGAAAGGAATCACATTAAGTAACTTCAGTAAAGAAAGTTGTATGTCAACTCTGAGGTCTGTCTTTGGAGGATTTCAACAGACCTCAGTTTTAAGACTCTTGATACACAGGGGGTTTAAAACTTGGTTGTAAAGGTTTGAGTTGTCAACTGATCATTGACACTTAAAGACTCTGCTCCGAAGTCTGATCGTAGCGGTTTTATCTCTTGTGAACCTTAAATAAGAGAGGCGTCGCACTTTTCCATAGCAAGTGTGGGGTTTTGAGTTTTTTATCCCTAAACAAAAGCTACGGAGTGGTCAACTGTTAAATGTGGTTGTGCGCAAACCATAGACAAGGGGTCTGTTCGATCGACAGACTCCGCCTCAAAGTTGTTTAGCGATAGATAACTTTGAAGTTGTAATCGGAAGGTGGCTGAGCGGTTGAAAGCAGCGGACTGTAAATCCGTTTCTCCTAGTGGTGACTCGGTGGTTCAAATCCATCCCTTCCGACCAAGGTTGTTGCGGGTATGGTTCAACTGGTAGAACAACGGCCTTCCAAGCCGTTGACGAGAGTTCGAGTCTCTCTACCCGCTCCACTAGGAGTTGACCTGCACTATCCGAGACATATAGGTCTCGCAAGGCTTGTGTCTCGGAGTCCGTGTAGGTTTTTGTGGCAGTGTGCAGGTGTCTAGCGAACACCTGTGTAAGGTCTGTCGGTTGGCCACTGGCAGTCCTGTGTAACCGTCAATCGGCGCCTTTAATTGACGGAAACACGAACGGTCGGAGGTAGCTCAGTCGGTAGAGCGGCCTTTAATCAGGGTGTGTCGTGGGTTCGAGCCCCACCCTCCGAATCATGTAACGATTAAATGCAGAGGCTGTTAGGAAGGCGAAACACCGACGACATGGCGTGAATCGAAGCACGATCAGATCGGCATTGAGAGTTCAAATCTCTCCCTCTGCACCCAAGGATTCACAAATGTGGACACTGAAAGATATAAAGCTAAAACAGAAGCTCAACACATGGTTCACCGATGAAGAGATTGACAGTGAATGCTGTCAGCAAATGTGCACCATAGAATCAGTAATAACCCTTCGTAAAGGTCTTTCTCCTGCGGCTGGTTCAGTCGTATTCGATATTTTCAAGAACGAGTTTGAATTGACTTACAACCCTAATGGTTGGAATCCTTACCCTCAAATCACTCCTCCTAATGAAGGGGAATGGCTTGTACAGGACAAGTACGGAGACTTATCTATCAGAGATTTTCATGCAACTTATGGCCCTGAAGGTTGTGACAAAAGGTGGGAAAACACACCTTCTTATTACCCCGAAGCAGTGGCTTTCAGAGCTTTACCGGAACCTTACACAGGAAATAAAAAATGAAACTGAGCTGGTTTGAATGCCGATTTCTTGCGAATAAATTGCAGGAATTAGTCGACGAACGTAAGGTCACGCCTTCAGAGCGGCGTCATTGCGACAATCTTATTCCTCTGTTCAAACGGTTAGCCGAGACACCTCATAGTCCTGATGGAAGAGAACGGGACATGGAGGTTCCTCTTGAAACTCAGTTAGATGAGAAAATCGCCGAGCTAGTAAACAAAGAAAACAAAGCTCAAGAGAAAATCGATCTGATGGAAAAAATCAGAGCGAATATGACCAAAGTCTTTTGGGATTACTTTTTCCTTACCATCAAAGTCGTTCTTATCTTCACGTTGTTAGGCGCATCCCTCTACACAATCGCACACCTTGTACCTAAGGAATGGGCTATTTGGGCTCCTCTTCCTATTGCCGCTGGATTAGCTTTTTGGGAATGGTGCGGAAGCATCTTTAAGCGCTGGTATCACGGTCATTGGAAATAAGAATGAAGAAAGTTGAACTAGCGATTGAAGACGCAGAAGCCTGTCTAAACCTTTTACGGTGTCTACTGAAAATTGTTGACCGTCTATCAGTAAGGAGAAAGGCTTTTACTCCTCCTGAACGGCGTTCGCCTCCCTTCCCAACTGATGCGCTTTTTGAACTGATGGACAACCTTTCGTACGCAATTAAAAATGCAAAGGACGAATAGATATGACAGTGAAAGTAATTCAATGCGATCACAAGAAACGTTTAGACGGATATTGGTCTGAACTCAAGCGACTTGCAGACAGGTGGGAAAAAGACCTATCCGATCTTAAGGAGATTAACGAAATCTCGGAAGCAGAAGCTAAAGCAGAAGGAGAAGTTCTTGAACTCTTTTGGGATTTTATAGAAGAAGTGGACGAACTTGCCGAAGAAGTAGGACTTTATGACGAGGAGGAAGAATGAACTACCACAACGATGTAATAAGAAATTTTCATGCACAGGATGCTCTCATCCGAGAACAGAAGAAAAAGGATTGTGAGGCTCAAGAAGATAAAAACCCTTCGACTAAGGACGAAGAGATTGAAACCCCGTCCAGCTCCTTTATGTTTGTCACTGAAGTAAATCGCCTGGAGTCGAAGGATAAATAATGGAACTCTCACCTCTTCTTATTTACTTCATTGGGCAACTTGATGCTTTTAATGGCGCCTGTGGTCTCACCTTAGTTTTCGGAGGTATCGCTTTAGTGGTTATCAACCTTGTTAAAGCGGTTTCTTACTGTGACGCCGAAACAACTTACGAGCTTAAGGCATATAGCAAAATCAAATTTGTAACCGACAAGACAAATAAACTATTAGGCCCGATTGTGCTTGTTGCTTTTCTCGGCTCAACATTCCTCCCATCACGTAGCACTGTAGCAGCCATGATTGTCGTCCCTGCTATTACGAATAACGCACAGGTGCAGAACATTTCTCACAGCGCTTTACGTTGGGCTGAGGAATACATCAAGAACCAGCTTGAACTCGAAGTTCAGAAAGCAACAAAGGTGAAGTAATGCTTCCTGAATGTAAACGTGGAATCAAAATCATTGCCGATCACTACGGCATCAACAATCAGACAGTCAAACTTGCTGAGGAATGCTCGGAATATTCCGCATCCTTCTTTAAGTTCCTCGGCTACAGCCACCTTGAATCGAATCACAAAGCTAAGAAATACTTCAAACGAAAAAAGAAATCAGCCTGTATCGCCAACATGAAAGAATTGGCGGATGTGTTGATCTTAGCGAAGCAGATTGAATACTTAATAAATCAACCTGACAACACCAAAATCAAAATTCTGCTGGACGGATACATGGCAGAAAAAATTAAACGTCAACTCATACGCATTGAAGAGGAGAAGAAAAGTGCTTGATTGGAATGACTATCATCGTGTATTACCTGATGAATCAGGAACATATCTCGTTATTAGAGACGAAGGACGACGCAAGAAAAACAAAGACGGATTTCGGAAAATCCGCAGCTACTCCATCTGCGTAGCCTATTGGGATGCGGAGAAAAGATATTTTAACCATCCTAGCTTTGATGCTTTCGTCAAGGACTGGGCAAAGGTTGACCCTCCAACGTATCTCCAACAATTCGAGAAAGAAGGAGAGGCTTTTGAGGTTAATTGGTTCAAACAACCTAGTGATGCCGAACTATGAAAACCTTAGCCAACATTCTCATTAACGCAGGGACAATATGTCTCCTGCCTGTCCTTTATGTTTGGCTTTGCGACATTGTGAAGGACATAAGAACAAAGCCTTACTTCGTTCATAAATATCTCGCCTTATGTCTAAGTATTGTTATAGGAGGAATCATCATCGAACAAACGATGACTTAACCGATTATGGATTCTCAAGAAACAAACCAAGACAAAATCCTAAGTTTCTTGAGTAAGCAAAATTTGGAAGCAAAGACCGTAAGAGAGATTCAGGAAGAAACTCAAATCGGCAAGGAGAAACAAAACCCGCTGAAGCCTGTATGGGAAGCATTAAGCCGGTTAGAAAAGGATAAAAAAGTATTCCGATTCAGCGTCGATAATCAGGACTACTTCACGTTGTACGCTCGACGCAACAAGTGTTACGCAATGGTAAAGACTCGGCAGAGTGCTCATGCACGACGAATCAATTACCTCCTAGGAGTGACCCTCCCATCCCAACTTGCAAGAACACCTTCGATCAATCCGTTGGATGACGGAGAAACCAAACGTTTCGATTCAGGTCATTACCGTAATCGTTACATGGAAAACGAAACCAACGAAGAGATCAAAATCCTATAGGAGATGCAAATGGATAATAAGAAAGAGTTGGTATGGCACGACTATGCCGAAGAAGAACCTACACAAGGCGGTTCCTACTTGACTGTTGTTCTTGCCGGAACAACAAGCAGTGACAAGATTTTTGTCAATCAATCAGTCGCCCACTTCTCTGTGGAGACGGGCGACTTCAATTTACCTAACGTGCTTTACTGGGCTGAACTAGCCTATCCCGATGCTGTTGACCCTGACTCTTACTACATGGACAGGGATGACAACTTGAATCGTCCGCCTAAGAAGTTTCTAAACGAAGGTGTCAGGTAATGGAAATTGTTTTATCTGATGCTGAAATGACGATGGCTGCTAATGTCGGAGTGATGCGCAGAATCTCCTCGATCAAGCAGAAACTCAAGAACATCATCAAGCTCACAGAATATGAAAAATGGGGTATCGACATTTGCGGAGCCTTTGGAGAGATGGCTGTCGCTAAAGCCTTAGGTCTTTACTGGGAAGGCGGTGTCGATACTTTCAAAGCTCCTGACATTGGACAATTTCAAGTCAGGAGCTCTCGTCATACAAATGGTCGTCTGATTGTCCGTGACAATGATCACGATGACGACATCTTCATTCTTGTTGTAGGCAAAGCCCCATCCTTTGAAATCATTGGGTGGATTAAAGGTAAGGACGCAAAGACCGATGCCTACCTCGACAACCCCAACGAACTCAGACCTGCATGGTTTGTACCGCAGGAAGCATTACATTCAATCTCAGAACTCAAGGAGAAAATCAATGAATCAAGATAGAGTCTTTCCTGAAATTCCACCTGAAATAATTAAGACTGACCCTAAACAAATCAGTATTTACGATGTCCACAAGGATATTCTTCAACAGTTGCATCAGACATACCTGAACAAGAATCACGATTATGGAAACTCTTTCCACAAAGTTCGTGAAGAATTTCCTCTTGCTGTATTGATTCGTTTGATGGATAAACTCGAACGACTTAAGGCTTTGTATGTCTCTCCTGCTTTAGTTAACGAATCTATCGAAGACACTCTCCTTGACTTAGCGAACTACGCAATCATGGAAGTGGTTGAGCGACGAATGGAAAAGCAGTAAAGCAAAGGCTTCCGAAATGGAAGCCTTTTTATAGAATGGAGCAAAAGGAGAATACAAAAATGAAGAAATTATTTATCAGCCTCTTGCTTTCTACAGTGACCTTTAATTCGTTTTCCGCCGTTTTAGAAGACGAGAACCGTTTTTTTCTATACGGTTCAAAAGACCATTGGCTTTTTTTAAATGGTTATGTATCTAACCCTCCTTATGCATCTATTTGGACAGGCATGAACGTAGATGGGAAAAAATATAGTTCAGACAGAATGCTAATCACATTTAACTGCAAACTAAGAAAGTACCGCTCTGAGGCTATAGTTGAATATTCTCTTCCAGATAATAAAGGTTCTGTACTATTTAAAAGCTATGAACCGACTCCGTGGCGTCCTGTAGAACCTGACGGATACTTTAACTTTGTATATGAAATAGCTTGTGATAAAGAATTAACAGCTACTCACCCCAACTAGCAAACTCACCTAACGACTGACCGAACGAACCCTGCCAACCGTACTTGTCTTCGTGAAGGTCATTCCCAAACATAAGATCACCCTTGAAGTCGGGAGAGACAATGTAGTTCCCAATGGATTCATTGAAAAACTTCTCTCCCGTTACAACCATCTTAGAAGCCACATCAATCACGATTACCAACGAGTCCACTTGGTCATCATGTTTGCCGGAAGGAAACTGACTAAGCTCTGTTTCCCAGTCGTCCAGCCAATCCGCTTCCTCAGGGATAAAAACTCTTCCGCCTTCAATGATCGGCGTAATGGAAGTACAGCGGTTGGTCTTATCGTTCGTACCTGGTTTCCACGGGAGAATCGTTAGGGAACTGCCGTGTCTCATGTCCTGAATCAAGGATTGACCTGAAGCAGCGTCTTCGACATACCAACCTCGAAGTCCTCTTCCCCTCCATACGGAGTTGATGTTCACGAGCTTACGTTTAAGGTCGGGATATTCCAACTTCTCTCGGTAAACCTTAAGGATATAAATGTCTCCCAACTCTGTAATCCCAGCTACCGTAATCACTGAGAAGTCGTTCCAGCTCTTAGTCTTAAACGCAGTATCCAAACCAATCACAATCGCATGAAATTCCGTCGGACAAGTCTCAGGTGTGTACCTTTTGAACCAACTGGTCTTGATGATGTTGCCGCCTAAGACGTAAGGATTCTGCTGATACAGAGCTTCAAACTCTCGGTCTCCGATTCGTTCTCGAATCTTCTTGAGTTCCTTCAGCGGAAACCGTTCAGGCCAAAGGGCAACTTCCCTTTCACAGCTTACGTACTTGTCAGACTTATTCATGTACGAGCTTGTGATGTTTACGTACTTCCCGTTGACGATAATCCGTGCGGGAATGTATCTCGGGTCATCCTTTGGAAGGTCACTCCGTTTGATTTCAACTCCGGATTCAATCGTCCGAATAGCCGGATAATTCAGATGGAACCATTCCCCACGTTTGAACTCGTCGGATTCCATGATTCGAGCACCGATGTCATCAGGATTCCAACGTGTATGTGTGACAATAAGAATTGGCGGTTTACCGTTTCTATGCGGTTGCATACGAGTAAGGAGAGACGCAGTGTAGAAGTCCCAAATCTTGTTTCTCTTGACGGTACTATCGGCCTCTTCTCGTGTCTTATACGGGTCGTCAACGATTAGGATATTTGCACCACGACCAGTGGTTGTACCACCCATACCTACTGCATAGTAGGCTCCGCCTTCTACTGTCTTCCAAAAGTCTACCGCTCGACTTTCCTGGCTGAGTTTGAACTTAGGAAAGGACTTCAAGTTCGCGGGATTCGTTACGATCTCACGAGTCTGTCTGCCAAACGTAGCAGCCAACTCCGAGTTATACCCGGCTACCATGATCTCTCGTGTCGGATCACGCATCATGCAGTAGGCGGGAAAGTTAATCGTCCCATAGAAGGACTTCGCATGACGAGGAGGCATTGTGATCAGGAGCTTACGAATCGGAACTCCGTGACTGTTGATCAACTCGTCCTTCTCTAACAAATCCAACGTCTTAACCAACTCTTCCTGAAAGTCCGCTCGGACAAAATCAGGATAGTTGTAGTCCATGAAATTCGGATAACTAAGCGCCGCTTTCTTGATCTTCAGCAGGTATCTCGCCGCTTCCTGCTGTGTGATCGGCTTCTGCCTTGAGCCTACGTCTTTCTTTTGCTCGTTCATAATCTCTTCTGTCTATCTCTCTGATCTTTTCTCGGTCTTCCTCACTCACTTCAAACAGGTGCGGATAACGCTGTTTTAATTCCTGAAGGTGAATCCCAGTGATGTCCTCTTCAATACCCAATCCCTTACCAGTCGTGAATACCAAGGGGTTGACTTCTTTGTCGTAACGTCTCTGTTCGGCCTTCTGTTTCTTTTCAATCTCACGCTGAACAACGCTCTTACTGCGTCTACCCTTCAACGGATTCACTCTGAACTCACGAAAGGTTTTATTCCGAGACTCTTTGATGTCTTCGATAATCGCTCGTTCGGCAGACTTCAACCCACACCCGTAACCAATGTCCTGATCTTTAAGCTCCATCGTCTTCTTACGTGTAGCAGCTCTTTTGGCTACGACTTCAGCCATCTTCTCCTTGATCTCTTCATCGGTATACCCAGCTTCTCTCCAACGCTGTTCTAAACTGCGACCGTTCTTTTGTCTGATCTTCTCCATCTGCTCAGGCGTATGAGCAGGTTGTGCTTTTTCCTGTCTCCTAGCCTCTGCTTTAGCGGCTTCGTCAGGTTTCTGCATCGCTAACCGAGTTATATATTTCTTCTCCGCATCGTCAAGAGCTTGAATGTTTGCCAGTTCTCGTACAACTTCTCGTCTTGTCTCTTCGGTTTCCACTCTGCTCTCGGATGCTTCAATCTCCTTAGCCTCAATCTCAATCGTGTTAAGACGTTCCTGAACCTCTCGTTTCTTACCAAGCGCCAAAGCCTCCAATTCCTCAATCGACAAATCCTCCACTCTCTTCTGTGTGTTGTCTTCAATCGACACTGACTGCATCTTCGGAATCACACGTTCTGTCAGCAACGCATACAAACGAACCTGAGAAGATTTCCAAGCCTTATTCCCAAGGATGACCTGTTCTACTTCCGGTAAATTCCTCCTAACGACTTCAAACATCTCACGTCTTAATGCCGCAATCTCGTCAGGTCTTACTGCTCTCTTCGCATACAGCGAAGCAATGTTGGCCGACTTCATTGCATACCTAACGTTGGGAGCAACTTTCTTGTTGACTTCCTTCAACTGACTCTCGGGAACCATAACAGCATCAGGCTTTCCGATTCCCAGGCTTGTCTCAAAGGCAGGTACTAAGCGATCTTCCGTTTGGACTGCTTCTTCCATTTCTTCTCCTTCTCGGCAAACTGCTGAACCAAAGAATCAACAATTCCCTCGACTAAGTAAGCCTCAATCTCGTCCCCCGGATTCTCCTCACAGATGTACTTGAGATAGCCCTGCTTGACGTGTACGGCTTCGTGAATGACCGTCATCATGTAGTCGTGTTTGTATTCCCGACTCAAACCATGCTTTGTGTTTAAGTACACAATGTGTACCAAACCTTCCTTCTCGTTAGGAATGCAACACGTATATCCGCTGACATCTTCTAAGCAACAGTTGTCGATATCTAACGTTCTGTGTGTGTCGTATTTGTGTACGAGGTTCCTGAGTTCGTCTTCTGTGTTTACCAGAATGACTTTGCCGATCTTTAATCCTGTATCCATAGCGTTCTAAAAATTTGGTGAAAATTTGAGAGGGACTAAGTGACACTGAATGCGACGCCCGAAGGCGAAAGCGGGGGTACGCCCCCTAGTGTCACAACCCCTTTTTTAGGGGATTCAGTCCCGATTTCCGTCCCTTTATATAGTGATTTGGCGATTTCGATTGGGAAAACTCTTCAATCCTCAACCCTCCACCCTCTCTCGTGCGTATGCACCCGTAGTCCTCAAAGAGGACTAGTGAAGATTGGGGTCATGATTAACCAACTCTTGAAGGAGTTACACCATGACGAACAAGTCCTACACATCCATGACCGCTCTCGAACTCATCGCTATCGCCGCTACAACGCCCGAAGCCGTGACAGAAATGCGCAGACGTATGGCTAACACACGCAACCTCGCTCACGCTAACAGCGCAAAGGTTCGCTCTTACAACTCGATGGCCAAGTTCTTCGGAGAAGAACCGATGGTCTTCACACGCAAGGACGGAAGTGAACTCGCTCTTGCCAAGTCCAAACCCGCAATGAAGTCTGCGAAGACCGTTGCCAAGAAGGTCACAAAGCAGGTTGCGAAGACTTCCAACGCGCTCACGAAGCGTGTGGAAAAGCTCGAAGCTGACATCGCTTCCATCGCCAACACACAGGCACAAATCCTCAGCATCCTCAACAAGCTGAGCAAGTAACACCCTCACAAAGCTCCCTTCGGGGAGCTTTTTTCATGTCTTCTGAAGCCGCATTCGTGTGGCTTTTTTGCGTTGTAAGCATAGGAGAAACAACCATGAAATATCCGAAATATCCGTCCTCAAAGAAAGGTTTAGATGCGTATTGGCGCAAAGTAATGGCCATCTGCAAGACAGAAGACTTCCTTTACGTTAAGCCTTCATACGTATCACCTGCACATAAAGCACCGGCTCTTCCCGTTCGTTTCGTAAGGAAACAACCCGCATAAACATCACAACCTTTCCCCTCTAACGAGGGGGCAAAGCCATACGCATTCGCATGAGTGTTTATGGCTTTTTTTTCTTACCTGTCCATAGGAGGACATTATGGCCGCTAAGTATGTCAAAACAGATCGTGGTTACGACGTTCATTCCCCTCTCGGTAACTTCGTAATTCATGTGTTGCAACCCTCTAAGGGCTACTTCTTCATTGTTTCTTGCACCTGCAAGGTTCCATCCACTGAGAAGACGATTCGTCTTCACCCTGCTTTTCGTTGTGCATGGCATTCCCTCAGAGCCATGAAGGAAGCAATGGAAGAGCTGGTCGCTGACTGCATTCATTCCGAAAACGTCCGCAAGGACGCTCTCCAAAAGTATGGGCCGAAAGGTCTTCGTTCTTTCTACGAAATCAACAAGCTGTTTAAGGAGTTTTGATATGTCAGATCGTGAGTACGACGAACTTATCAATCGTCTTGAAGCAAAGATTTACCCCGTCGTCTTCGCACTCTTCGGAGTGTGGTGTGTTGTTGAAGTAATCAAGGAGTTTGTATGAACAAGAAAGACAAGCAAGAACTTATCCGTAGGCTCCAGCTTCGCTGTCCGGTTGGTTCAAAGGTTACCGTCGAGATAACTAGCGTCGCTAGGAGTGGAATGTCTCGCACTGTACGAGTGATCAACTCGGAAGGCAATGACATCACGACCTTGGTAGCACTGTTATTCCAAACAAAGTACCTAGGAAACCTAGGCTTTCGTGTCAGAGGAGTAGGAACTGATATGCGTTTCTACACCGTCTATCGAGTGTCACTCGCCTTGTACGGTGACGGTTACAAACTTAATTGGAGATAACGCCCTTCACACGAAGGGCTTTTTTATTGGAGCAATCATGCAAAAGACTAAGACAATCACTGGTGTTCTTCTTTCTGTTAATCCTCACAACGCTAAGGCTGAAGCAAAGATCGTCACGTATCGAGACTGTCTCGAAGAGATGTATCGGCTCATTGGCTGCGAATGTTTTGACTGCACAACCCTGAAGCTGGGCGATCAGTTGATTGATGCATACGTTGATGACGAAGGTCTTATGAAAGAGCCTCCGATTGCACTCACCTACATCGGTGGTCGTGAGTTGGCAGGAAACATCCTGCTCATTGGTCACGACGACGAAGGCAACAGCGTTTCCCTTACCAAAGAGCAGATTGACATCATCAGTTCTGTTGTAAGCAACGGTGTTCAGGTTTTTATTATGGGGTAAATCATGTCCGAAAGTTTAATCCTCGCATTTGAAAGACCTTCTCAAGGCAATCCAGTTCCCTATATCTATGTGCATTGGTCAAACGGTTATTCAGAACTCCAAGAATGGATGCGGTTAGCCAAGACTTTCTTTGGTTGTTTGCCGTTAGACAGTGACATTTCCTACGCATTCGCAAGGTTGGTTGGTCTGATCTGTGTCAAGAGAGGTATCGACAAAACAACTGGTGTGGGTGTCGGCATTACCGACGATCCTGACATCGGAGATTACTACGACATGGGTCTATGGGTTATCCGTGATGGTTGGAAGCTCACCCATTACGGCGCAATGGAAGACGGATTCATGGAGAGTTAATTATGAGAACCGAAATGTTATTACCCAACGTTTGGAACGAAGCGAACCTAAATGACAAGTACAAACTTATTGCAGAGACAGACGAAATCGCAGACGTTTGCGGATTTGAAAACGACCCTGAGTTTGGAGTTGATGTTTTCTTTGGCATCTTCGGAGAACAAGAAAAGATTGCTGGTAGATTTCCATCCTGCAAGTTGTGGTTTTTCCGCCGACCTTACGGAAAGAAAACGATTGTTGACTTCGACATCGACTGGAATGTCGGCTACTACTCGGAGTACGAAGACGAATACAACCACGAAGTAAACCTCACCGAACTCGGTGGAGATGACTTCGCAAACAAGCTGGGTATCCTTGAAACATCCTTAGCCAAAGACTTAGCCAAGAAGTTAGCAAAGAAACTGGACACCTACTTTGATTACGTAATCAAGGAGAACTGTCTATGTATCTAGCAACCTATATGGATACCAACTTCCCTGCCTTGCTTGTTCAATGTCCTAACGTTGAATACGTCAACGCAGTTTTAGCTTCCGCTCCTGCTGAGTTGAGTTGCGTAAACCTCGCAAGGATATGTGCTTATCTCTGCAAGAAAATCAAGACAGGAATTTATATCACCGTCTTGGATGGCATCCTTCCACCTGATGATCTGTACATGATCAAGGTTGACTACGCCAACCAACTGTATCTCAAACGAATTTGAACCCTTCTAGTTTTATCCCAACCAAGGACAGGACACAAAAAAGTTCCTGTCCTTTTTCTTTAAAGGTACTTATATGTTTACACGTAAACACTTCACATACACAGCTCTTCGTATCTCCGCTATCACCGACATCATCAAAGCACTCCCGGCCAAGAACCCCGGCAAACAAACTGTTGACAGTTCCGTCCTGCTGCTCGAAGAAATCTACGCTCGTATCTCCAAGCGTGTTGCTCAGAAAGCAAAGCTCTACCCCGAACTGTGCCAAGACTTCATTGTCGTTGCTGACTTCGTTGGCAACCACATCAAAAAGGCATCTCCTGAAGCCGTTACGTTAACAAAAGAAATGGTTGAAACGGAAGACTATAAGGTTTGCAGTAAAGCTGTAGCAGATTTCCTCACAAATCACTACGCAAAAGAGAAGGCCGAAGCGGATAAGAAACAGCAGGAACAAGAGCAGAAAGTCCAAGAGCTTCAAGCTGAGGAACAAAAACCTGAACCTGTTGAACCTGAGAAACAGGAACCTGAAGTTGCTACAACGCAGGAGAAAGAACCGCAGGAATCTGCAACACCTTCTAGTGCAGAAAAAACCCTTGACGTTTCCAACACTACAGAAAGTAATAGTAATATTACGGAAATCATGGAAACAATCTACAAAACTATGACCAACAATGGAATCACAACAGCGACGCTGGTTTCGTTCTTAATCAGCAAGTCCGCAGAGTAATAAGGAGAACACTATGAGTTTCAGCAATTACAGTAATTACATTAAAGCAATCGAAGCCGTCGGTGCAAGGGAAATCACAGGCGAAGAGAAGTACGTCCTTACTTCTTTCTCATGGATGGACATTGACAAAATAAATTTCCAAGGTTCAAAGGCAGACTTAGTAGTCAAAGAGATTTGCCGTTTGGTTAAAGACGGTCAATCTCTATCGGTCAGTGCCAACTATTGCAGGGATGTTATCAATAAGCTGGACGCTAACACTACTTCGATCATCAACGCATATATAAAGAAGCTGTGCGAGTCACACCCTGATTATGTACACCGTGCCCTTCAAGATTCCCCTAATCTGTACACACTCGGAACTGTGCTTGGCTTCGAGGCTCTTCTTGCTTGTGCAATTGGAGTTCTGACGGAGAACCCGATGCTGATCATCTATGCAATAGAAGCCTACGTTTTTAATCTTGGCACAGGGAAGGGTGGAATAGGTGTGATGCACATCTCTGCCAAGAGTGTCAGGGAATATGTAGAGAGAAATCTACCGGCAGATAACAACTTCTGTCTCGACCCTTACCCCTTCTATACGGACGGAAACAATAACTACTGCTATGACTGTGATGCTTACGTCGAGTTGCTCACCGATGTACAGAACGGCAACCCGATTAAGACCGAGCTTTTATTTCCTGCCTTAATCAATGGCCTATCTAAGTTATCCGATCAAGTTGGCATTCGTGAATTAAAACTTGAAACTAAAGGAACAACCATGTTTACTCTTACCGACAATCAAAAGAACATCATTGACGCAGTATTAAAACCCACTGGTGCTCCTTCTGCTTCAGAGCTTGTTGCATTGGCGAATGAATGTGCGGGTAAGAAAGAGGAAGTCAAAGTCTTAGAGCAGAAAGTATCAGAACTCACCACTCAGATCGCAACGCTGTCTGCTAATCAATCTTCTGTTGCCCTAGAAGTTCATTCAACGGACGCAACAATCCCGAGCGGAACGACAAAACTATACAACGTTGCCGATCTATTCCCCGAGCTTAAGAAGAAAAAGATTTCCTTCACAGTGCAGGGTTATGAATGGAACGGCAAACATCCTCACGTACCTGAGATCAATCCTAACTATGTCTTCAACGTTGAAACTCTATTGCCCCTGCTGTTAGGCATAGCTAACGGTGAAAACATTTGGTTGTCCGGACACACTGGCACAGGTAAGACCACGTTGATTGAACAGGTATGTGCAAAGCTGAACTATCCCTTGATCAGAGTTGCATTCGATCATGCGATTGATCGTTACGAACTCATGGGAACAACGACTTTGATCTCCGATGGTAAAGGAGGTACTAAGTCTCAGTTTAATCCGGGCATTTTGGAACAATCCTTACCTAACGGTTACGTTCTCCTGTGTGACGAGCTTGATTGTGCAAGGCCCGATTCTCTGTACGTTATGCAGGATGTGCTTGAACATAAGACTAAGTTTGTTCTTGAATCCAATGATGATACTGGCACTAAGGCTAGAGAGATTCACTTCCATCCGATGTCTCGAATCATTGCAACAGGAAACACCAAAGGCAATGGCGATCAGTTCAATCTATATCCTGCTTGTCGAACTCTTTCAGCAGCTACCTTGGATAGATTCACAACGTGGATTGAGGTTGATTATCTAAGCAAGGTAAGTGAAAAGAAACTGCTAAAAGATTCAGGGCTAGTGGCCAACCTGACTGATAAGCAGATTGATTCCATCACTGAGTTTGCCTATTGCATGAGAGATAGATTTATCAACGGAACAATTCCTGTTTCGTTCTCACCAAGAAGAGAGCTTCAGTTTGCTAAGAAGACTAGCTTCTTGATGGCCGTTGCTAAGTACGACTTCGCAAAGGCAACCCGTGTCGCATTACAAGCAGTTGTTATTGCTTCAGCAGACAAGGACGCAGTTGATTCAATTCTCTCCCTTGCTCAGGTTGCCTTTGGTATTGACAACACTAAGGCTTACAAGAATGTTTTCTAAGGATTGGCCATGAACAACAGTAGATTTATTCAAGCAACGTGTGACACATCAAAAGCCGTTGGAAGAAACAACGGTATTAAAGTTCGGTTCTCAGGAGATGGTGCTTACACTGACGGCTCAACGATTACGTTGCCTTCTCTTCCTCCGTTTGGAAATATCTCTGACAAACAAATGAAAATCTTTCAGGGTTATAGAGACCATGAAACAATGCACATCTTACTTTCTCACATGAAGGACTATTCAAAAAGCAAGATTAAGAGTTGGGTAGATAACAATGAGATAGATAAGAAACTCACCTTCAATTGCCTGGAAGACATACGAATAGAACGTTGTGCTAACGAAGCATACTTCGGCATGGCTTCTAACATTCACGCTGTGAATCAAAGTCTAGGCGAAGACATTCTTGAAACCATTAAGAATGAGCAGGAGAAATGGAAAAAGAAAGGTAAGGATGTAACCGCTGAGACATTGTATGAGCCGTTGTACTACGCACACATGGTGACGATGGCTCGTGCACGTATGACTGCCGGATTTGAATATGACCCGCTGTTTGACATTTACGATACTGCTTCCGATAAATGGAAACAGTTTGCGGATAGATGGGCACAGAAAATCAACTCCGTTCCTACAGGATGGACACCTCAAGGTGTTGACAAACAGGTTTCTTTAGACGGCGTTAAGGAAGTGTTCTCATTGGTTCCTGCTTTCATTGCTGAAGTTGATAAGCTGAACCAGCAACAGGAACAGAAGGAGCAACAGCAACAACAGGCACAAGAGAATAACAAAAAGAAAAACGGCAAAGCAATGTTGGTTGATCAACAGCTTTCTGCCTCTCAGAATCCCAATCAACAGGGCCAAAGCGAAGAAGGAAAAGAAACTAAGGATTCGAACAAGCTAAAGGCTGAGGATAAATCTAAGGCTGACGCTGAAGGAAATGCTGATCAAGGTCAAGCTCAAGAGGACAAAGTTGATCAGCAAAAGAAAGAGAACACATCCTCCAGCCAAGGCAAAGGAATGGGAAATGAGGAGACGCAAATTTATCGTTTCGATAAGGAGGCAGCACAGAAAGCATTAGTCAATGATATTAGTGCCGAGCTTGATAGTGAGGAAGACCTTCCTTATTCGTCGAAGTTTACAGAGAAAGTAAATAGCTATGAAATTTACTACGATTTTCGTGGCGATTTAAATTCCGATAACGCTGACAAATTATTCGACGCTGTGAGGGATGATGTAATCAAGGCTAAGCGTGGATTAGAGATAGCTTTACAGGCTCGTAACGATGTTGACATGAAGAGCGGAGCCTTAAGAGGAAAGCTCGATTCAAAACGCCTCGTTGAAGCTGTGACTGGCAGCCCTTATGTATACAGGAATCGCAAAGACGGAAGAGAGATGGACACAACCGTCACATTCTTAATGGATACAAGCGGTTCGATGGGAAGGGAAAGGATGTTTGAATCAACTAAAACAGCCTACGTTTTATGCAAGGCTTGTGAATCTGTGGGATGTCGAACTGAAATCTTTGCCTTTCCCGGACATGGAAGGGACGTTCTTTTTGAGTCAAAGGCAACAGGTGTAGAGATATTTCGCAGTCTCACCGCAATCAAAACGCTAAGCGAAAGGATTGACCAACCAGTTACCAAAGAAAGATTGGAGTTTAACTCACACTGTGGCTTCGGTTACACACCAATTGCTGAAGCTGTAACTATCTTGTTGCTTCGTCAAGCAAGTATGCTGACCAAGAAAAAGATTCTTATCGTCCTTACTGACGGTGATCTTTACTCTGATGTGGAGGAATACTTATCTGTTAACTGTAAAAAGTTTGCAGATAAAAACGGAATCCATTTGTTCGGAATAGGTCTCGGGGTTGAGGTGGATAAGGCGTTCAAGGACTGTGTAAAAGTAGAGTGTGGAGACATAAGTCGTAAAGTCTTAAACCGTATGGCACAGATCATCGCAGAGGAGAAATAACATGGGCATCATCCCTATCGAAGAAGCTATGAAACTCAGCCCAACTGCTCGTGAGATTTGCTTACGACTAAGGAAAATGTCGCTAGATAAGATTTGGTATGCCTGTCTTGAACAAACACATGACCGAGACAAAGCTGTAGAAATCTATAACCAATACGTCCGTACACAAGAGGACGAATGGAGGAAAGATCAAATCAAATTTGAAAATCAATCTGCTCGTTACAAGAGTTTCAAACGGTGGAGAAAAAAGAAACCGTACTATAGATGTTAATGTTAAGTAATAAAAGAAAAACTTTTCAGGTAATCATATCTGAACATTACTAAGGATTGGAAATATATGTATAATTGTTTCCAATCCTTTCCTTATAGGAGATACGTGATGGAAAAATTAGAAAGAAACATTCAGTCCCTTAGAGACGAACGAGACTTTTACAAAAGAGCTTACGAGGAGTTGCTTCAGAGGCTATCTACAGGTGAGTTTAATCTGAAAACACAGACCGTTCACAACGGTCTTCCTGTTACAGACAAAACTGAAACAGATGTAATAGTCGAACTCAAAGCTCTGACTGTTAAACGTCTCCTTATTTTAAGCGCCTTCTTTTTATACGGCGCAAAGATAGACGAACTCAGCAAGGTGTTCGATGTTAGTGAGAACTCGATAAGAGTGAACTTATTCAGAGCAAGGGAAGCACTTGGGATGAACAACGGAGCTCAGCGTGTTCTCGAAGTTACTGAAGGATTAAAGCAATATGACAACGAGGAGTTTCAGCAAAAGACAGGGCTTCCAAAAGATTGGTGGGAACACAGAGACGAATACAGAGATCGAATTAAACAGATTCCTGACCGACTTCGTTGATGTATTTTCCACGGACGAATTGTATGAAATCCTTAACGCTTACATGGAGGGAGATTGTAAAGATATAGATCACAACCTATGGGAAAAGATGTACCGCACATTTATGTGTGTGGATGAATGGGAAGTTCTTGAGTTTATTGACGAGAACTTCCCTATTTTTATGGCTCGTTTCACTCTTCGTTCTTATAAGGAAAGGAACACAAAATGAGAGTAAATGATCTGATAGATAAGTACATAGCGTACAAACTTCTTGAAGCCCCGCAACTCGGGGCTTCTCTTTTAGAGAAGCTGAGAACCATTCGGCAGGTGTTCGGAGAACTGGATGCTGAGACGGACGGTGTGACGTTGGCAACCATTGCATCCCAACATTGGGAAGGCAAAGCTCCTGCAACAAGACAAAGGATTCTCGTACAGGTCAGAGCGATTAGAAACTTCGGTTATCGTTCCGCTTTAATTCCACGTCCGACACCGATTCCTCTTCCGTATGTGAACAACACACGGTACGTGGACATATCGCCTGAGCAACTGCACATGATTCTCGAAGTCGCAAAGAGGATAGACCCTTGGGCTTACCCTTCTCTGCTTCTCCTTGCTCATACCGGCGCCCGATTAGGTGAAGCAATGAGGTTCACCTATCAAGACATCAGGTCGGACGGTAAAGCGATTGTCATTCATAAACCTGTAGGAAGAAGGACAAAGACAATCGAACGAGTTGTTCCGCTGACCAAAGAACTTCGCACGTTATTCCAGTGCGGAGCTGTTCCGTTTCTCTATCCCGACGGAAAGAAAATCCCTAACCACAACGAGGCTTCGAGAGTCTTAGGCAAGGTGTTGAAAGACTGCTGTCGAATCCTTGGGTATCAGGAGCTAAGACTTCACGATTTAAGACACGCATACGCCGCCTTAATCGCCTCCTACGGAGGAGATTTAGCGGACATAGCTTCTGCATTGGGTCATTCAAATCTTCAAATGACGATGCGATACAGAGGCTTAGTGAGGAACAAGCTGGAATCTATCGTTGAACAAATTTAAGGAATAATCATGGACAACTTCACAGAAGAATTTAATCCGTATCACCAGTACGAAAACTTTGAAACCTATGTCAAACTCAACATGGATTATTTAGCAGCCTCTGAAGGATATAAGTTTTACAAGATTGACAGCGAACTTTCCAATCTCCTTCTAAATAAATCTCTAATCGACGATGAAAAGTATAGGGAATATGCTGACTTACTTAAAAAGTATGAGGCTGACTTCACATACGAC